CCCGCCGTGTCTAAGCTCAGCCAGTAGGATCGCTCGGCCTGGGCATCGAGGCAGAACAGCGGCAGCCCGATCCCCGAGGTCCCGTCAGGCGGATGCCCGGCCGCCGGCCCCTGATTTTGCCGGTAATAGTCGACCCCGACCCCGGCTGATTTGAGCCCCAGATAATCGCCGGTAAACAGCGCCTGAGTGAGCGGATCGACGGGCGGGCCGAGCAGCGCCTCGATCAGGTGCATGTTGCCGTTGGTGCGCGCCACCGGCAGCAGGATCTCGCTGCCTGGCGGGCCGAGCAGCAAGCCTTGATCGAGCCCCTGGGCGGGATCGGTACTATCCAGGCTAAAGTAGATCAACGTGTCGAGCTTGGGCACCTCGTACCACAGGCTCTGATCGAGCCCGCGGCCCATAAAGTCGAGTGTGAAATCCGTCTCGGCGCGGGTCATGCCGTCCTGGATCAGCACCTGATACCCGGTGCCGTAGAACACCGCGTTCCACGCCTCGTAGAGCCCCGGAATCGTCCCGTCCCACTGGTTGGCGATGATCCGGCCATGGAGCAGCGCGCGATACTGGCTGTCGTCGAGCGGCACGAGCTCGCTGGCGGTGTCGTAGGGGGTCAGCCATAGCCCCTGATCGAGCCCCAGATCGTAGTGGTGTTCGTCGAGGGTGAACCACTTGTGGGTCTCGACCGCGATGTAGCGCGACACGCCCACCCATTGCCCTAAAAAATCCAGTTGCTCGCCGACCGCGCTGTCGAGGTCGAAGAGCCCGATCAGCGAGTTGGCGGCATTGATGCCGTCGACATAGGGTTGCACCGACAGCGCCACCGTGGCCATAAAGCGCGGGCGTTGGCTGTGCTCAGCGGCGATTTTGCTGAAATAATCTTCAGGTGCCGCCATGACAAAGATGCTCCCCCCTGGCGCCAAGGTGACCTGCGAGAACGGGCATTACATCTGCACCGTGAACCATGACCTTGTTGCAAACCGGAAGATGATCAAATCCAAATGGTTCACCGATTTTGCTCCGGAGCATTACGTGCCCGGACCAGGCGACGGCGCTAAGGAATGCATCTGCGGGATCTGCGGCGCGCATTGGATCGACGAGCGTCCCGGTTACCGGCCGGACGGCACTCCGGCCATGCTCGCCAAGCTGCACATAGACAAAAAAGGATGGTGGCCTTAACTCATGGTGCCACCACCAGCGTGATGTTGCTGGCGTTGACCGAGGCGGCGGCGTTAAACGGGATGACCACGTCGGCTGAGCTCGTCGGGTTCACTTCCGTCCCGAGCCAGATGCTGCGCACGACGTACTGAAGTGACAGCGCGTCAAGCTGCTGCTGGGTGAGCCCAGAGGCGCGCATCGCGGCGTCTCCCGCGAGATCCGCGGGCGCGGCCAGCCGTGAGGCGTAGACATCCTCGCCGATCGGCGCGCTCGCCGCGTACTCGACAATCGATTTGATGATCAGCTGCCCGGTCGTATCGAGATAGCCGGTCAGTGGCTGGATCGTGATCACGACCCAGACCGGGATCGACGACATGAAAAAAAAGTTTACGACGTTTGGCACCCCCTCCTGGTCGTAGACGATCTGCTGGGTGGTGCCGTGCGTGCCGCAACCGGTGTTTTTCTTTAGCGCGATGACGGTGCCGAGTTCGAACGCGTCACCGCCTTCGACCACCACCGCGACCGAGTGGGGAGGTACCAAATTCACGTCGTAGACATCGCTGTCGTTGTCATAAACGACCGAGCGCCCGACCCCGGCGACATTGGCCACCGCACCCGCCAGCGTCTCGCGCGGGGTGACCGCCGGCAGGCTCGTCGAGAACGCCTGCCGCTTGCGCAGCGTCGCGTCGCTCTCAACGGGCAGTCCCGGGAAAGCCGAAGCCGGGTTGGTGACGGTCTGCCAGCCCGGCACCGTGGTCTGGATCGTCGTCACCGTGTCGGGTGCGGCCAGGATGGCGCCCGGTTGCTGGGCGATCGCAGTGACCAGGATCTGCCCCTCAACCGGGATCACCACCTGTGGCGGCAAATTCCACAGGACGTTAAAGCCGTCGCTGACCACACCATTGTTGATCGTCGTGCCGGCCTGGCCGACCAGCAACACCTCGACCGTGCTGTTGCTGGGCGACAGCCGCCGCAACCCGTTGATCTTGACGACCGAGGAGAGCCCGACGCCCTGAGCGGTGGTCGGCGCATACGAGAAGTAGCCGGCGATCAGCGCCTGGTTGGTGTCATGGATCGCCTGAGCTTGCACCGCGAGGAGCTGCCCGTCCTGACTGTCGGGCGCCAGGTACACATCCGAGCCGTAGATCTGCATCCAGCTCGCCTGGAGGCTGGCCAAGATGTCTTCAAATGGCGGCGCAGTAATCCCGTCGGCGTTGATCGATACACTCAAAGTTTGAAGTGGATACGGCCCGGGCATTACTAGCCTTCGCCGCCGCCGCCTGAATTGTAGACGCCATAGGTTGCGGTATCGATCAGCCCGGGGGCGTCGCCCGGCAGATAATTTGGCGTCGCGGCGTCGCCGACATTGGTGTGCACCACAGCGCCGCCATGCACCCAAAAGCGCCGCCCGGTTGATGGGCCGCTAAAGACCAGGCTGCCACTTCCAGCCAGCGGGGAGTCCTGATCATTAAAATCGACATACGAGTTACCACCGGCCCCCAAAAACTGACTCCCCCAATGCGGCGTCCCGATCATGTTTAAGGTCAGCGGGCCCGCCGTTATAAAGGTTGCCGCGGCTCTAAGATGAATGTGGTTGTTGGCACTGCCGCTGACCGTGCAATTGTTCAGCATCCGCGCATGTGAATGAAATTCGCAATATACGTGATCCCCGGCGCAGGCCGCGAAATCACAAAAACCGTAGCGCACGCGACCAAAATTATTGATCCAAATCCCAGTGCCGGTCGAGCTAAACCGCACACCCTGTATCAGAAACATCGCGCCATTTTGCGCGGAGACACAGGCAGTAACACCACCGCCGGCAGGGGATTGGATGACCACGTTCTGGGGAGAAGCCGTGTTGCCGAGAAAGACCAGATTGCTTGGATCCGACAACCCGAGCACTGGGCTGTTTAGGGTAAAACCCGGATAGGTGCCGTCGGCGATGTTGACTATGATTTTTTGCAGATTGGCGTCGACATTTTCGGCGACATAGTTGGCCGCCTGTTGCAGCGTCTTCCAGGGTACGCTCGGGCTGATGCCGGTGTTGGCGTCACTGCCGGTCGCCACATTTACCCAGAACTGCGTGCCGCCGATCGGCGCCACCTGGCGCGGGTTGAGCCCGAGTAACGCCGCGCGCAGATTGGCCTTGAACTCGGCCATGTTCCCGTCATCGAGAATGTCGATCCCGAGCTGATCACAGACCAGCTGCGCCAGCGCCGAGGAGACAAACGAAGACTGCCGCCACACCTTGTTAAACTTCGCCGATGGCGCAATGCCGGAGGAAAAGCCGGCCGCCGTCACAGGATCGTTCGCGTAGTTCGATTGCGTGACGACGTTGGCGCCCGCGCCAGTCGAAAACGGCAAAAAGTCGTTCTGCGGCATAAGAGGGTGGTCCCCCAAAAAAATGGCCGCCAGAACGGCGGCCTGTTTAGGCGCGGAAAGAAGGCTCGGCGGGTTAGCGCGGTGCTGTCAGCCGGCGCTGCGGTGCGGCCAGCGCAGGTGTTTCACGTGAAACACTCGCCACCGGGGTCAGGCGAAACACTATGCTTCCTGAAGGCGTCACCGAGATCCCCGGTTGCGGGTTGGTCACCTGGCCAAAGGCGGTGAATACTTTGCAAGACACCACCCAGCTGCGGTTGGTCGGGTTGTAGTTTGAAGCGTAATCGGTCAGGTTGGTCACATACGGCGTGGTCAGGATGCGCTGACGGATCGCCGCGTCAGGACTTCCGGGCCCGCGCGGCTTGCCGAGGATCTGCTGTAGCCAGGGAGTCCCGATTGAAAGATCGAGCCACCATTCTCCAGTCCACAGATTGAGCCGCGTCAGGATCGCCTGCGCGACCGCGGCGGGGCTATCGACGAGGAAGTTGGCCGCCCCTCTGCCAAAGGTCATGTCCCCGTTGGCGTCAAGCGCGCGATAGCGAAAGGTCACCGGGCCCCTAGGTGATCAGCGTGCAGTTGGGGAAGGTCTCCGGGGCATCGGGGTTGCCGAGCACCACACCGCTGGTCTCCAGCGTTACCGGCTGGTTGGCTGCCATGCGCTGCAGGATCAGGGTCCACCGGAAGATCGCCGTGGTGTCGCTTGGGCTGAGCCCGTAGACCACGTCGTTGACGCGGAACTTCGGGCAGTAATTGCCGCACCAGGCGGCGGTCACCAGCCCGGTTATCTGGTCTGCCATGCGATTATCCTCCGTCGGGTGGTTGGGTGTGCTCAAAGCCCCCACGGACGCCGCCGTGCGTATGATGCCGGAGGCTCACCCCGCCGGCCCGGACATCGCCGTTGGCGGTGATGTCGCCGTTAGCGGTGACATTCTGGTCGGTGTGGATATCCTTCTCGGCGGTGATCCGGCCGTTGGTCTCGACCAGCGGGCTCTCGATATGGATCTTGTTGCTGGCGAGGATCTCGACCAGCGGCGTTTCGATATGCAGCTTTTGGGATGCCGTGATGTCCATCTCCTTGCACTTTACGGTGACCTTTTCCGGGCAGTAGATGTTGACGCTGTCGTTGGTCACCTCAATGCAAACATCGCCCTTGTCGGTGCGGACCTCGAGCTTGTCGGTCGAGACCTTCCTGGTCTGTTGTTGTTGCCCGTTGCGCAGATCAATGACGATATGCTGAGCCGCGCCGTTGCCGCTTTGACTGTTGGGGTTGCCGCCAAGGGCGCGCGGTTTTGACCGGATGCCGGGGATGTACATCGCGTCGCTGAGATTGTGCGTGCGCAGGTACCCCTGCGGCTGCACCCCGCCCTTGTCCCACCACTGATCGATATTCCGCGCGGAGAATACAGCGATCCCCTCGTCGCCTTTTTTGATCGGGTGGGTGATCGTAAAGCCGCCGCCGGCGGCGAATTGCACCGGCACTTTGCCAAGCGTCGGCATCTCAACGTCTTTTCCCAGGATCTCATCCCGGCCCTTAATCGTCGGTTGCAGCTCGACGGTGAACCCGTCGGAGTCCTCAAGGACATGCACCGGCATCGCTGTCCAGACCCGGCTGAGGGCGCGTTCCGTGCCGTTGCGGAACACCTCGGTCGGATTGTCAAAGCGCTCGCGCGGGTCCATTTTTACCGATTCAGGTCGGTATCGGTGCCGGGGATCAAAAACGCCGGAGGGTTGCCCGAGAAATCCAGACTGCCTGCCGGTACACTATTTTGTTTCGCCGTCGGGTCGACATTGATGCAGGTCAGATGCGAGTACCACGGCAGTCCGCGGGTGTCGCCTTCCTGATCAATCACCAAAATGCAATAGATCCCGTCGCGATTGGTCGCGGCAAAAAATTGGCCAGGGCCAACGTATCGCGGGAAAGTGAAGGTCTCGTCCTGTCCGCTCAGCTCTTGCCCGCCTGGCAACAAGACATTGTTAAGGCTGCGGTTATCAACCTGAACGCGTTGCTTGATGTAATAATTCGGGTTGAGCAGGGTTTTGATCAAAATCCCGTCCTGGGTGACCTCGGGGATGCCGATCATGCCAGTACCGGAATTGATCACCGGCATTTCGCCGCGCGCATAGGCGGTCGTCTTGGTGTTTTGCAAAACGCCATTCTGGACCGACCAAGTGGTGCCGGTAGTTTTGCCATAGGCCCGCGCCTCGTCGACGGCGCTGCCATAGAGGATCGCCGGGCGGGTAAAGTTAGGGCCCAACCCGCTCCCCTCTGCCATCTCGCCGATCGTCAGATCTTGCTGGGCCTTCTGCTTAGCGTCGGCAATGGCTTTTTGGACGTTTGTTAACGTCGGATTTTTTATCGTAGTATTCATTTGCGCAAAATTAAGAGCGGCGTCGCCGTCGGCTGCAAAGATGTCGAGATAGCTGTCGGTAGCGTTTTCTCGGCCGCGCTTGTATTGCCGGATGGTGCCTTTGAAGATGATCCCGTAATGCCCAGTCTGATACCCGGCCTGCAGGGTCACCGCGTCCCATTCGTTGATCACGTCGGCCGCAGTGCTGTCGGCCAGGTTATAGATCCTGATCTCAGCCGTGCCGGGCGTGTCAAAATCGGCGTGCCGGATGCGAAACACCATGCGAAAGTCGTAGCCCGGCGTTTCGGTAGTCAGCACCTTCATCGCTCCGGATTGCACCGGGCCTTGCGCCGTCTGGCTGAGCGGAGCCCCCGATTTTCCGAGCGACAGCGTCCACCGCCGCAAGTACTGATCATTGAGATTTCCCTGAGTGCCAGATTGAGCACCCGGGTAACTCGGTATTGAATAACCTGGATCAGGCATCTCAGCTAACCCAAAAGATATGTCCGGTGACCCCGAGGTCGGTCCAGCCCGGCACCGTGTCGGGCGGCTTTATCTGGCTGACGACAATCATGTGACCACCAAACCCGAGATAGCGGTATTGCCGCAGAAGATCGGCGCCGGTAACCAACGGCACGCCGTTGACCAGCGGGGTGCTAAACCGATCGGCGATGTCGAGCGCCCAGCATTGCGCCGGGTCCAGCCAGTAAAGCCGCATCTGATACTGCACGCCGTCCAGCGTCACGCTAAAGCGCTGCGGGCGCGAGGCCAGCGGGATCTCGACGGTTGCCACCGCTCAGTGAGCCTCGAGATCCGAGATGGTCACCGTGCCGTCGGGGATCGAGGTGTCGGGAACCGGCTGCGGCTGCACTGGCCCGGTATCTGCACTCGGCTGATTTTGTTGAGGTGACCCGAGGTTCTGTGGATTGGCGCTCGCCGGCAAGGTTTGCGTCGACACCAGGATGATCTGGCGAAAGACGATATCGGCGATAAAGCTGTACTCGAGCTTGGCGTCGGTGTGCGTGCGCAGACTGGCGATCAGCATATTCTGATAAATGCGTTTTCCGGTGAAAACCAGAAACGGCTTGCGCGACAGCTGCAGTGCCTGGATCTGCTCGTAGACGAGCCGTACATCGCCGATATAGGCGTTTGACCAGCCGAGCCGGAGGCGAACCTCGGCGGGGCGTTTGTAGGCATGATCGGTGATCGCCGCCCCGTATTCGACCGGGTGCTCGGTGATGATCAGCTCATCGTCGGCGTCCTCGTCGATGGTGACCTGGGGGATCAATCCGTACCCTCCCGGATCGATCATCCGAATTTGCCCCCGCCACAACGACTCGGGGTTAGGGGTCGTCAGCCCTCTGATAAGACTGAGGTCGAGCGCCACTAGATTTAATGCGCCAAACGCTCCAGACGGGAGCCCTCCCACGATAGTGCCAAAAGGCGGAAACCCGCTCATGTCAACGCCGGCTTCATATCGCGGATCATGTCGCCATAGAGACGCCGATAAAGATCGGAGTACTGACGTCCAGTCTCAGCCGCTCCATTGGAGCCGCCGGCGACCGTGATATGGTTGGTGATGTTCATCGTAACGTCGCGATTGCCCTCGTTGGTGGTGGTGCCACCACCGTTCATCGTCAGCGGCTGGATGCGGTCGAGCCGCGCCGAGGCGGCGCCGATCCGGTCCCATGGCATGTCGCGCGGAATGTTTGGCATTGGCAGGGTGAGCGCGCTACGCGGTCGCATCCCGCCGGGAACCAGTGCCGCGCCGGGCACGGCTGTGGGCGGCACCGAAGCGCTCTTGTCGACCTGCGCCTGTTGCCGTTCGCGCCATGCGCGATGTTCTGGTGTGTCGCCCAGGTAGTAGTTATGGCGCTCGCCGTCAATGGTTATGCCAGAGCCGCCTGTATAGTAATTCGGATCAGGGATGCCGGTCGCGCCAATGCTGCCCTGGTCAGTATAGCCCTTGGTGATATTGCTGCTGTATGCTTGCCTGATCAGTTTTTTGAGCGCTTCCAACCGTTGCGGATCTTTCAGCAACTCTTGAACACGGGGCGCCACTTCGCCCCTGCGCACCGGGCCATAGAAGCTGCCTTTGCCGCCGCCAGTACGGCCCTCTACCGTGCCGCCGAATTCTGCGATGCGGTTGAACAGGCTTTCAGCGATTGCTATTCGCCCCCTGGCACTTGACGCTTCGAGGCTGACGATTGCCGCCAAACGAGCCATCAATTCCGGGCTTTTCTCGAGCTCCTCACTGGCTTGTTTGCGCTGCGAGGCGAGGAACTCGCTGCCGGCGAGGTTAAGATCGCCGGGCATTTCACCGCTATCACCACCACCCCCAGCTCCGCGGCGGCGGCGCGCCTCGGGCGGACCTTGAACAGTGGCACTGGTCGGCTTCCCCTCGGCCGCGCGCTCGTCCTCGAGATCGCGCATCCCGTCGATGATGTCGTCAACATTCCCAACCTTGACTTGCGGCATTCTTCCGCTGGTCCCGGTTAGCCACTCATCGAGCGTTTCGCCGACCCGCTCGCTGGCAAAGCTGAGCGCGCCCCCGACATTGCTCGCCACCTTCTGCCCGCCGCTGATCAGTGCCTGCAGACCGCGCGAGATCCACAGCGGCAAGACCATCTCGCCCTCGTGCAGGTCGGCGCGCACGATGCCGCCATGCTGCATGTGCGGGACGTTGAGCTGGGGCAGTTGGACCGTGTGACCACCTGGCATTTGCACATCGGTCATGCCGGGAGGCGGCGGCCCAATCTGCCATGATGGGCCACCAAACCGATCTTCGAGAGCCGCTGGCGGTTCGGGTTTGCGTTCGGGGCGAGGCGGTTCTGCCTCAACCGCCGGGGCGCGTGCTGGAGCCGGTGCTGCGGGTGCGGGTGCGGGTGCCGCTGCTGCTGGGGTTTTGCCAAACAGACGATCGTGTATTCGCCCAGGCCAGCCAAATACTTTGTCAAAAGCCTCTTCGATCGCCACCAGGGTTGGATCGTTCTTGAGTTGCTCCCACATGCCGCGGAAAAACGCAGCCATAAACTCCTGACCTATCTTCACAACCCTTGCATTCGCTTCACCCAACTTTTTCAGCAGCACTGACGTAGGATCGGCACTGTCGATCTGTCCCGTAAAGGCTTCCTCTAAAGCCTTTCCGAGCGCGGTACCGAGTTTTGACCCCAATGCTGGGAAATCGATCTTTTTGAGTTGCTCGTCGATTAGGTCTTCCAGCCATTTCCCGACCCCCAGCGCTGCCTTCCAGGCCGCGGTAAAAGCATCGCCAGCAACCTTGCCGACCTCCTGCCAGTCGATCTTCCGGAACTCGTCTTTGACGTAAGTGGCGATCGCCGAGAAGGTCTCCTTGGCCGCTTCCCACAGCGCCCGGAACCCTTCTCGGGGGCTCCGCTGGAATGCTGCGTAAATGTCGTCAAAGTGCTTTTTGAGAAAGGGACCGACCCGGTCCCAGTTCTTGATGATCAGATAGGCGGCACCCGCCAGCGCGGCGGTGACCGGGGTCAGCGTAAACAGCGCCCAACGCAGCTTGCCGAGCAACCCGAGCAGCCCGACGATGCCAACCCCGGCCGCAGCGATGGCCTCGACCATCGCCATGCCGGGGTGCGCCTCGTTCCATCGCAGCAGCCCTTCGAGCATCCCCTGGAATGTCTTGAAATACCCCATCAGTTGCGGAAAGGACTCGATAAAGGCTTGCTGGAATATCCCGCCGACCTCTTTAGCCAAGGTCCCCAAGGTCTGCATAAAGGTGACGGATTTTTCGGCTAGCTCCTTTTGATTGACACCGATTATTTTAAAAATCCGATCGGCTTCTTCCCTGGCTTTGCGATACGCTTCAGGATCAGCGAAGTACTGATCGAGCAGCTTGGCCGAAATGCCGAATTTGCTGGCCCACTCGTAGGCAATATAGCGCGGGAGCTGGCGCAAATGCTCGAGGACCTTGATCTGCCCCTCGGATTTGTTTTTGAGCGTGTCCCAATCGGCTCCGATCCAGCTGTCGACCAGCACCTTGAGCCCCGGCGAGGCGCGCATGGTGTGATTGAGGGCCTCAAGCGAGGCCGTAAATTCATCAGCGCCCAAGCCCGCCCGATCGGCGGCAAAGCGCATTTTGTTGAGGTCCTCGACCGAGGTCCCAATGCGCTGGGCGACGTAATAGAGCTGCTCGTACTGCACCGCGACCGAGCGCATAGCGCCGACAAAAGCGGTGCCGGTGGCGACCGCTGCGGCCCCCAGTTCGACCACGCTTTTTAGCACTTTCTCGGTGCTGATGCCGATCTTGCGGGTGGCCTCCTCGTATTGGCGCACCGGTCGCTCACCGTGCTCGACCAGCCTTTTCCCCAGATCGGCGATTGACTTGCCGAACTGTTGGACCCCCTGCTGAACCTTAGCTACCGCGGCACCGGCACCCGCCAGGCCCTTGGTAAAGCGATCCTGGCTGGATTCATCGACCTTGTAGCCGACCCCGACAAGGAACTCCTTTAGGACCGCTGCGTCAGCCATGCGGGTGGCTCCGTCTATACGCTTCGGCGAGCCGCCGCTCGTTCTCGTCGCGCACGTCGAGGAATTCGTTCATCACATCGATGTCGGCGAGATTAAGGGTGCCGTCGACCAGGCTTTCATAGCGGCAGAGTTGAGACAGTACCGGGCGCAACAGCCATTCTTCGCCGCTGTTCAGATGCACCAGCTCTACGCCGTTTGACCATTCTCCGTCTGGGATGGCAGTACGGTCTCTAAAGAAAAATCCGAGAGGTTCTCCCACAACACCTCCCCCACCAGACGCATCTGAGTGTCAAACCGGTCGGCGCTGCCCAACATCAGCCCGCCGCCCGGGGGGCTTCCTGGTGCGCGCAATGGCGCCCAGCTGTTGCCCGAGCGGAATTTGACCGCGTCCAGACAGGTGTCGATCACATAGTCGGCGTCGGCGTCGGGAAGTTCGCGGATCGTGTCGGAAATCGCCGCTATTGCCTGCACGATACCCAGATTGCCGAGTGACGGGACCATTGTGCCGGTCCCGTCATTGACCAGCATCGGGGTGCCGTTCATCAACGGCACCAGATGGTTGATGATCGGCGTCAGTCGCCGGGCGACGTGAAATTGCTTACGGGCATTCATTCGCCCGCACAGGAATATGTCGCCGTTTATTTGAATTTCGCTCATGCTATGTTCCGCAAAAGACGAGGCCCGCAGCCGCCGTGCAGACGGTGCGGGCCTCTAACCACCGTCGAGGGAAACGATCGACAATGGCTGACCCAATTATACCCGATGACTTTCAGGTGTGGGTGCGCGCCGAGCTGGCCCGCAGCGATCAACTGCGCGCCGACGCCGACCGCAAGCGCCAGGAGATCGAGCTGGCCCCCGGACTTTATCGGCTTGAATTTTCCAAGACGCTGATCGCCGGCATGACCGCGCTCGCCGTGCTCGTCGGGCTCGTCGCTGGGCTGGCCGGCTACAGGATCGGCTCGACCCCGCCGGCCCCGATCATCATTCAGGTGCCGCGCTAAGTCACAAAGACAGCGTTCGACGGCGGCGCAGTAGCGGACCCGAGATAATTGCTCGCGGTCACCACGCAGGTCAGACTATGCCCGACATCGGCGTCGACGACGACGTACGAAGCTCCGGTCCCGATGTCTGCCGTCCCGTCGCTCTTCCATTGATAGGCGTAGCTCGAGGGCGACCCGGTCCAGTTGCCCATCGTGCAGGTCAGCGTCGAACCCACGGTTCCGGCACCATCGACATAGGGTGTGTCGTTGCACACCAGCGGCAGGCTCTGGTCGGGCGTGCCGGGCTCGCCTGGCGGCAGCCCCTGATCAGGGCCCGGCGGCGCCGGCAATGTCGGCAGCAGCCCCTCGGCCGCCTCTTGATAGGCCTCAGCCATCCCCTTGTGGTTGGCCGCAATCTGCGCGCTCTGCTCGGCCTGCGCCAAGCCTGCCGCTTGCTGCGCCGGGTTGATCGGACCGTAGCCGCCGCCGACGCGCAGCGGCCCGAGCCGTGCCGCCTGGCGCTCGCTGGCCGCCCGCCGCGACCATTCGCCATGAAACCGGACGTGCCGCCCCGCCGTCGCGTAGGCGCCGGCGATCTCGCCAAACACCCGCGCCTCGTCGTCGCTTTTGGCTGATGCGCGCCGCGTCTCGGCCGCCTGCGCCTCGGTCTGGTATCGAGCCTCGGTGAGCATGTGGCTATCCTCCAAATCCGGTAACCAGACCGCCGGCCGTCAGCCCGAATTGCTGTAGTGGCGCGCCCAAATTTGGGTCGATCTGGGCAATATCGAGTTCGTAATCCAAGACGTTGCCGATCTTGGCGTAGGCGTTTACTGGGAACCGCTTCCAGGCGCAGCCGACCAGATTGTAGATATCGCCACGCGCCAGATCGCGGACCGTGATCGTGTTCTGCCCCCATACCGCCGATGACGAGCGCTGAAAGCGGATCATTTGGGTCAGCTTCTGATTTACCGGCGAGATCTTTTGCAGCCGAATATTCATCGTGCCGGCCATCGAGGCGTGCAGTGAGTTCATCACCGCCCCATCGGCTCCAATGGTCTGCGTGTTCATTTCTTCACCCCAGGTGATCGTGATCCCTTCCTCGGCCGTCGCGGTGTCGGGTCCGGCGATCGTAAAGGCGCCGCCGGGGCCGAAAATTGTGGCCACGACATCGACGAATGAATAGTTGCCGTATAGCGGCGTCGCCATTGCCCGGTCTCCTGATTACTGGTTGACGAAGATGGAGATGTCAGCCGACTCGATCGCTCCCGCAGTTTTCGCCGCGATCTGAATCAGGGGCGCTTTACGGGCCGCCCGGTCAGCGGTCGATTGCGTCAGGATCGACGGCGCAAAGACATAGAAGCCGGGCAGATGATCGCCCGCGTTCAGCGTGCCAAATCCCTGCGAGGTCCATATCCCGTCGCCGATGTAGCCGTTGCGGGCGTATTGGTTGCAGATTGACGTCGCGGCAGTGAACAAGAGGCTCATGCCGGCATCCGTCTGGGGCACCTTGGTCGCCGAGGTGTACATTGTATTAAAGATCGCGGCCTGGACATCGCCGGCCATAGCGTCGGCGCCGACGATCGTGTCGGTGTAGACCCCGGAGCACGACACACCGTGCTGGATCATCGTCGCACCATTGGCATAGGCGGCATAGACGTTGCAGCTCTTGTCGGCCAGTCTATTGGCCTGGGTGGCGTTGAGCTGCTCGGGTGCGACCCCCGGCTCGCGCTTGTACATCAGGTCGATCGTCGTATTGGACCCCGTCCAAGCGGTGGTCAGGATGCGCGCCAGATAGCTCGAGATCGCATAGGGGTTGCTGGTCGAGAACTGCACCGCGGTGTGGTTGTAGCCGAGTGCGGCGAGCTGGTTGGCGAGGCTGCCCGGCGTGCCCGGCGTGCTCGGTGGCTCGGCCGTCAGCGTCAGCGGATCGCCGGTCGTCACCCCGTAGTAGTGCGGCGGATCGGCGGCCTCGCAATAATTGGCGAGAGCCAGGTGATCAGCCGCCACCCCCTCCGGGCACACCACGCCGTAGAACTGCGTCGAGAACAACCCATCGATGACGGTCAGCGCCGTCAGCGCGCTCTCGGTCGCCACCCCGGGGCCCGAGAAAGCGCCGCTCGCAGCGTCGGCCGCCGTCATGCCGAGCATCGCGGAAATGTCGGTGCCGGCGGTCGGTGCGGTTAGAAACGACACCGCCGAGGCGATGCCGGTGGTGACGCTGGTCATTACAAAGCGCGCGTTTGCGCTGTCCCAAACCACCGTCGCTTTACCGGTGATGCTGGCATTAGCCTGGATCGCCGCGGCCACCGCGTTCAGATTGCCCGCCGCGGCAAAGGTCAGCCCGGTGACATGGATGATCGGCAACGCGTCGATCGTCACCGAGAATCCGCCGGCGACGATCGCGTTCCAGGTGGCGATCGTCTGCTCGGTGCCGGTCAGCGGACGGCCGACCAGTTGGCCTGCCGCGGGTGTCTTAAACCAGCGCCCGATGTAGACGACCTCGGGCGACGGCGCCTGACTAAACCACATATCCGCCGATTGGAACTCGGGCGAGCTCGTCAGAAAGTCGGCCCCGACATCCGAGATGGAGCCATAGGCTCGCATGCGCTCGGCCGAGCCGATCACATTGCTGCTGCCCAAGATCAGCAGCGCGTTGATCGCCGGCGCGGTGATCGCCGGTGTTGTCAACGAGACGGAAACGGACACGAGTCGGCTGACCGACAAGCCGGTGCTCAGCATGTATAAAGTCTCCATGACTGATATTGATGAAAGCGCGCGAGCGGCGGCCCGCGCCCATCTGATTGCACGCGGGATCGAGATCGCCGTTGACGGCGGGGTTTCCTTAGGAGTGCCCTATCTTCTGTGGGTTCCCGGCACCACGACGATCTGTCTTGACGGCGACTTCAGCGCCGACGATCTGCAGGCGTTGGCGGTGTGGATTAAGGCGGGTTGACGGTGAACGGCGCCTGGTAGCCGCCGCCCGGGTCGGGGATGACGGTGCCGCTCGCCGTCAACTGATTGAGCACCGGATATTCGCGAGCGATGCAGCGGTTGATAAACAGCGTCTTGTCGACGCGGTCCAGCCAGCGCTCCTTGATCAGCTCGGGGTTGCTGATGCCGTCGGTGATCTCGACCAGCCCCATGTTCATCGACCGCAAGACGATGCGGTTTTGCTCGAGCATCAGCCCGTCGTGCAGATTGCCCGCAGCCTCGTCGCACTGCGGGCCGTAGAACGAAATCAGGATTTCGAGTTGCTCATGCCGCAGCATGATGCTGTGACCATTGCCGGCCGGGTCGTGCAGTGTGGCGCCGACAAAGCCGAGCGAGCGTCGACGCATAATTCCCAACGACGCCCATGTCGTCCCAAAGTCGGGGATATTCGGCGGTTCCGGCTGCCAGCGGGGCCGAACCAGGGTCCCGTCGAGCCCAGAGATACCCGCTACAAATTGCTGCAGATAATCGTCGAGGAGCGGCCCCTCCAGATTGGGCAGCTCGAAGACGCCCTGATCCAGCCCCGGCGGCTGGTCGAGCGCGAAATCGTCGGTGCGGCCTGGTTGGAGATAGCCCGCTACGCTTGAATCAGGCGCCTGATTGGGAATCATCGGCGTCTCCTGACCCAGCGGATCGGACCCCGGGCGAGCCCGAGGCCCTTCCGCAATTGCCGCAGTCTGCTAGCGACGTGATGGTGCCGCTGAGGGCGTCACTCCGGGTGCTGACGGCGCCGTGCCTGCGTACGGAACAAACACCGGCGATCCGTAATAGGGGCTGTACCCCCAATAGCCACGGGAGCTGGTCGGCGGGCTGATAAAGGCCGGCGGGAGCTCGGGCGGAATCACGATCGGGTGCTCCGGATGCCCCGGTAGAACGATCGGATGCGTCGGATAGACCGGCAGATATATCGGGTGCGTCACCTGCGGCGGCGCCCCTGCTTCCGGCGGCGGCCCGTCTGGCGGCACTATTGGAATATAGATCGGGGGTGTCGGGAACGGCTCATTGGCTCCGCCCCAAATGCCCGGAGGTGGCGTGCCTGGCGTGCTCGGCGGGATATAGATCGGCGGCGTCGGCCGCGGATCAGTCGGCCCCCAGATGCCCGGCGGCGGCAAGGGCGGCCAAACCACCGGCGGCTCGCCGACATTGTCCGGCGGCAGTACGATCGGGTGCGCCGGGTAGACCGGAATGTAAATCGGATGCTCGGGCCTCAGACCGGGCGGCACCACCGGGATATAGATCGGCGGCGTCGGCCGCGGATCAGTCGGCCCCCAGATGCCCGGCGGCTTACCTGGCCCAGGCGGCACTGGTCCGGTGCTGACCTCTGGCAGAATGAGCTTGCCGACAAACGTGGCGTCAAAAGTAGGCATGCAATTTCCTTTCTGGTGAAGCACGAGGCCCCTCGCGCAGTTCACACCCAACCCAGTACTCGCAGGGGCCTGCGAGTACGGCCCTACCCTCTGCCGGAACCGGGAGGGGGTCCGCCCGGGCCGGCATACTCGTGAGCTGTGACGGATTGGCGGGTGGCGTTTATTGCGGCGGCGCTTCGATCGCCAGAATCGAGGAGCACTCGGCCTCGATAAAGCCGGCGCCGTAGGGCGACCAATCTTTGACGTTGGTAACGACGAATTGATTGCCGCGGTAGAGCACGAGATCCGGCTGATAGCCGGGTGCCGCCTGCTGCAGCCGATACTTGGTGCAAATCGTCAGCGTTTTGCGCCCGTGCTCAAAGTCGGCAACCCGGGTCAACGAATTGTCGCCAGTCGCGTAGATCGTGCCGTAGAGACCGGGTACGGTGACCTGACTGACCGTCGAGCGCCCGCTCTGGCTGATCCCCTCGGGCCTTCTGATGACATCGAATCTGTCCGCGAATTCTTCGCAGACGACGACGTCGCTTACGTCGAGGGTAGGCATTTGGCCTCACTTCCGCGGCGGTGTTTCACGTGAAACACTCGGCTCGGGTTGCGCCGAGCCCGCCGTATCGCAACAGCTTGCAACACCCCCGATGCACTCCGAGCATGGCTCGTAGATCCGATAGATGCCGCTTGCTCGCTGAACCGTCATCACGATCCAGCCGGGGGTCGAGCTGTTGGCGCAGCGCGGGCAACGCATCAGGGCGCCGGCGGCTCGCCGTCAAACACCAGCTCGGGGTGCAGGTTTGCCCAGATGGCAAAGCTGTTGACCAGTTCCGCCTCGATGACAAAGCGCGCCTGCAATGGGCGGTGCGCGCCATTGTTGGTCGCCAGCCAGGTAAAAAAGTCGGAGACGGTGCCGCGCCACAAATTCTCGACGACGACCGCGGGCGCGTCAAACCCCGCCCATTGCGGCGACAGAATCGGCGCGGTGTCGGTCGCAGCCAGCGGAAAGCCTCCCATGATCTGCGGTTTCATTGGGGTTGCTCCCGTCTCGTCGACGATCAAGGCGCGCACCCGGTTGTCATACAACCGCGCCCAGCGCTTGGCGTCGTCGCCCGGATACTCGATCGCAATAATGATCCCGGTCGTAGGAATAACGGCCATTTGCTTTCCCTTTATGGTCGATAGACCAGGTCGGTGTGCGTGCTCGCCCAGCTGGCAAATTCGTCGATCAGGACGGGCTCAACGATAAACTGCGACTCCAGAAGACGGTGCGCGCCGTTGTTGGTCGCCAGCCAGGTCAAGAAGTCCCAGAGGTTTCTAAACCGCGCCCCATCGGCGATAAGCAGCGCGGGATTGATAAATTTGCACCATTGCGGCGATTGGATTGGCGCAGTGACCGGCGCCGGGACTGGCAGCGAGCCGAGGATGATCGGAAACGGCTCGTGCGTTCCGGTTGTCACCGGCTTCAATTCTCCGGGTGCCACGATCGGGGTGGTTTCGTCGACCAGCCAGCCGATGGCGTGGTTGTCGTAGAGCCGCGCCCAATCGAGGCCGTTGGCTGCATATTCGATCGAAACGATGGTCAGATCGGTGAAAGCGGACAGCGCTACGGTCATCGCAGGCTCCCGCAAAAGGGACGGGCCTCCGGGGGGGGGCAAGCCGGGATGCCCAAGTCTAGGGAGTACTAGGGAGATCGTCAGCCCTGTCGGCTGCGATCTCTGACAACATACGTCAGATTCTTAATGTAGTCCCCGGAATCTATGAGCGGTGTCACGTCGGCCGCGGTCGTTGCCTGCCGGCGATAGCTCGAGCCCGGCGTGCGCCGACGGCGTGCCGCCACGGTCGCGGGCGCCAGTGGCGGCGGGATACCCGCCTGGATGACCGCGCGCACCGAGTTGACGGCTTCGACCCCAGCGCGCCCAAAGCCCTGGTCGACACCGGCGATGTTGCCCTCGAGTGCCGCACGGGCCGCCTCTTCGAGCCGCTTGGTGATCGCCGGCAGCGCCTGCTCGACGCCCGGAACGAGGTGCGGGCGCGCCGGAATGTTGCGCGCGGGGGAACCGGTCTCGTGGATATAGCCAAGCGAAGCATTGCCAATCGGGTCGCCGGGCCGCGCATCGTGGTCCGCCGGTATGCCGATCAGCAGCTGGCGCGACGCCAGCCGCCGGATGGCCTTCTCGATGTCCTCGGGGTCCATCAGGCGAAATGTTTCACGTGAAACATCGGTCGGCACGGTCCCGCGATCGATCCAGGATCAAGACCTCGATCTTCTCGATTTGCAACCGCAGCGGAAACGAGCAGTAGCGCAAACCGATCTCGGTTTTTAGCTGAGTGATCAGCTCGGCAACCTCGACCTCGAGGTCATCGACATAGTCGGGATCGGGATAATCGTGATCCCGCCAATCATCGTTTGTGGGCTCGCCGTCGGGCTCCTGGATCTTGGGCGGCGGGTCAGGGTTTCGCGGGGATTGGATGATCTTGGCCATCGGGCACCCCGCTCAGTTGACGCGATTGTTTCACGTGAAACATTTCCCAAAATGTGAGAACCGACCAGGAACCTAGCGGCTAACCAGCTGTGCGGCAATCTCGCGCGCCGCCCCAACCGCGACGTTCTCGGCAGTTTCATCGACCGCTTTTGTCCATGCGAGATATATCACGCCGAGAAATTTCTGGCCCCCCGGCGGGATCGGAATGGCGCACCCGCGCGTCATGCCGCGCTCGGCAAGTCGTCTTGCCAACGGCGAACCAAATTCCGTGATCTGCACGCACACCGGGCGGCCGTCCAGAATATGCTCCAGCGCCCGCACGTCCGACACGGTGACGATGATCGGCAGCCGCCGCGGTGAGGGGATCACCGGGCGTTCGCCGTCATGCCGGCGCGCCGCAATAAAGCGCTGGCTGTTGGTGCTCAGATCGACTTCCCAGATCTGTACCAGGTCGGCGCTGGTCTCCTCGCCCAGCTTGGTCAGCGCCTCGGGAATGTCGGCCATCTTTAGTTCGACCGACGACGGTGTAAGCCACGCCTCGATCAGCTCGTCCTGGTGGCTATAGGCGACCCAGCCAAGCCCGCCGAGGATCACCAGCACGATCAGCACCAGCGCCTTCCAGGGCTTGTCCATATAGCCAAGTGCCTGGGCGATGGTGCCGCCGATCAGGCTGCCGCGATCGGGCGGCGGCTTTGGGTCGCTCACGGACAGATGATTTTCTCGTTCCACACCTCGGGCGGCGGCCCCGGCGGTGGGTTGCGGCGATTGGCGGCCCACAGCTTGGCGCGTGCCTCGCACTGCTCGCGGGTCAACGCAAGGTAGGTGTTGGCGCCAAAGGCATTTCCGGTTGCGGCCCAAAGCCCGTTGGCTGCAGCATCGCTGTCCGCACGATCATAATTAGTGTGGGCTGCATTGGCAAAAAACCAACCGCCGGTTTTCAGGGTATTGCCGGTAAATACGCCATTCTGAAATGTAAAAGTCAAATCGCCAGAATTAGGGCCTCCGTAGTATCCGCCAAAGTCGGCCCCCGCGACCGAAAAGGGGCTGAAGGTGGTTACGCAATTCTTGATAGTTACATGGTTCCAGTGCGGCGAGACCGCCGTTCCCTGAGTGCTAAACCCCTCAATCGCCACGTCCCAATTGGGTCCAAAGGTTACAGTGTCGAATGTGACATACGACGCCGGCACATTCCCTACGCCGGAAAACGGGCTTAATATCACGCCGTCATCGTAGCCAGTGGTCCCTCCGCTTGCCCACGTGTTGATCGCGCACTTCTCCAGGACAATGTTTGATCCGCTCATGTGTACCAGGGAACCGACCGATCCCGTTCCGCCAGCACCCGTGGCGTTCATCGTGACATTGTACAGATAAACACACGGGCTGGTCTGTGTAGTGCTGACGTTGCCGTTAATTTCTATGCCATCCGCAGTGACGGTCAAATCCCGAATGGTGTGTACAAATGCATTTAATCCAAAACCAATTTTAAAAAAGTTGCCGGGCGGCGGGGTCACCGAGTGCCCATTGCCCAATATCGTCAGCCCACCCATGGTGGATAATGCGGGAATGTCGGTAATATCATTCTGCAAAGCATAGCAGCCCGGCCCGATTATCTCGGTTGCGTTGGAGGTAAAGACCGGGGTCGGGCTACCACACGGCCCAGTCACCACCGCGGGCGCCCCGCCAACTCGCGCAAGGCTCCGGCCCGGAATGATCAGCGGCGAGAGCGCACCAACCCGCAACAGCGAGCGGCGGGTTAAAAAAGGCCGGCCCCCGAAGGAGTCGGCCGAGTACCCACGCGGCATTGGACACCTCCGCGCAGGTGGGGAGAAGCGATCCGACTAGCGCACCTAGAACGGGTTCAGCGACGCGCTGTGTCACCACGCGCGGGGGCTTGCTCGCTCATTGCATTTGCCCCCGCAAACGGACATAAAGCGGGCGGCGCTTGTGTTGATCGCACCGGCACCGCCCTTGACACCACCGGCTGCAGGAGCCCGCGATGGGGCGCAAGTACGGGCCGATATCGCCAGCACACAGCGCCGCAATTAGTGCGGCAAACGCGCGACGGCGTGGCTTACCTAGAGCTAAGGCATCTCCAGAGTCGCGCGCCAAAAGAAAAGCCGCTTGGAATGGGCGAATTATCAATCCATGGTCGCCAGAGTCACGTGCCAAGGCCAGTAAAAGTCACAAAGGGAAAACGCTTACACCTGAACATCGAATAAATATCGGCAACGCCCAGAAAGGGATATCCAAACCAACCAGCATCAGAGGCGGCTTTACGATTAAAAGTCGTTGCCCACATTGCGGGTTAGAAGCCCACCTGGGAAATCTACATCGTTATCATCTTGATAAATGTAAGGATTATGTTTCGTCGACCGATATAATTGTAAAAAATTGATCTCCGTCGTTCACCTTTTTGCCGACACCGTTGCGAAAGAAGATCGTGCGCCGCGAAACCGGGTGACCCCTCCATTGGTCCCAGACGCGCAGGCCTTCGTCCAGCTCGGCGATAAAGATCGCAGCGTGCGAGCGGCCATCGGTGTGGTTGCCATAATTGCCGTTTGGGTCAAAAGTGGCGATGGCCGTGCCGGTCTCGACATCGTTGCCGCGCACCTGCACACCGCGTCTCCACTGGCTGGTGTGCGGCAACCCGGCGCACTCCTGCACGTAACGGACGCATTGTCCGTTGTGGACAACGCGCCCCTCATGCTCTTCGGGGTGCTCGGCCTTCCAACTCATCAGGGGTCGGCGTCGCTGGTGCCATAGATGCGCAACCGTTCGGCGCGGATCTCGGCGGGGGTGACCACACCGCCGTCATACCAGATGTAAAAACACGGGCGGCAAATCCGCGCCTGGCCATGCCAGATAGATCCCCGGCGATACGAGACCTCGACGCGGCAACAGTCACACCGCTCTAGCGGCATCAATTCGGGCGGCGCGTCGTCGTGATCGATCACCCGATCCACACCCTGGCTAGGCTGCCAATCCGGCCAAGATGCGTCACCGGACCACCCGGGCCAAAAAGTAAAGCCGCCAGATAAAATGCGAAGGACAGCCAGCCCCAGTGCACCAATCCGAAATAACCTACGGTAGCCGGCTCGCGCACCCGAACCAGCGCGGCAATAATCGCAAAGACAAAAGCGAATACCAACAGAACGAGGTACAGCATCAGCCTGCCTCCTACCTAAGTCACAACCGGCCGCGGCCGACCAGCAGGTAGATCACCAACACGATCAGCAAGATGCCGCCGATGCCGAGCCCGCCGCCATACCCCCAGCGGGAATAGCCAAAGCCGCCGCCGAAAAGGAGAATGATGACGAGAACGATAAGCAGCAGGTCCATGCTTGCTCAGGCGGTGTGCACTACAAACGTCGCCCGCGCCAATATCGAGAATGTGTTCTCAAAATACAGCCGCGCTTCGTAGATCCACATATTCGTGGGTGCGGTCATCGTGAAATTGGCAAACCGCAAACCAACCGGCGGCGGCGTCTGCGCGCCGTTGAGATAGCAGCGCTCGATAACCGCATCATCAGGCGTCTCGACCAGCGAGATCCCCACCCAATCGGTCGGCTTGGCCGGACCGTTGAATACGGCGATTGCCAGCGGGGTGCCGGCTAGCACGGTCGGCGCTTGCGACGAGCCGTTGACGGTGATGTTCACCCCCGAACACTGTGCCCGCGCCGGCGACAGCAGCAACGGGACGGCTGGCGCACATAGCAGCACGCGCCTGGTAATGCTCATCGATAGCCTCTCCTCAGCCAAACCATCCAGGCAGCGGGACCGGCCCGACCCAAGCAAATCCCGGCACGCCATAGGGCGGCACGGTGACGGCGCCAACCTGGATTGGCCCCATGCCAAAAAGGCACGCGTAATGATAGTACTGCTTACCCCACGGCGTCAGGTTGAATTGCCCAGCCCCTTCTTCCGTGCCGATATTGGGATCGTAGCCGACGCTGACCGGCCCGACACCTTTTGATGAAATCGGCCCCGATATACCTGGCGGAGGAACCCCCGGGAGCGCATTGGCCGGGCCAAACTTCCATAGTTCGTGCGCTGTCCACCATCCTTGCCCCGCTTGATACATACTGCCCCAGGCGCAGGGGTCGGCCGGGCACGTATCAAGCCAAAATTGCACCGCTGGATCGGGATAGGCCGCCGGGTCGGAGAAAGTCGTGAAGATCGCCCGGAATTGATCGACGGTCAGCGGCGCTTGAGGCGTGGTCACTTCTGATCAGGCCCCAGTGGGCGCGGCGTCCATTGCCCCCAATACCGGTCCCCATCGCGCATCATGTCGGCGAGGCTGCACTCGGTTGGCAATGCATCGCTGGTCGGGCCGCGCCATTGGGTGCCCCAGGTCTGCGGGATGGCGCCACCGGTAATTCCGCCGTTGATGTCGGCGAACCCGCTCGCGATGTCGTCGCCGACCGGGGGCGGCATCGAGGGCATTGCAGTTGCCATCTGGTCGCCGCAGTCAACCGGGTCCTCGGCACCAAACGGGCGCGCATCGGCTGCCACGGGCGCTGGAGGCGCATCGTCGCCGCCCGGAGTCGCTGGCTCGGGGTCCGTCGACTCGCCCGGGTCTTTTTGCGGGTGCTCGGTCTCCGGCACCGGATCGAGCGGGCGCTCATGCTGCGGCCCCTCCTGGTCACCGCTGATGCTCTCGCCTTTGGTCACCGGATCTTCGGCGCCAAACGGTCGTGAGGTTTCCCTAGCCATGGTGTCTACCCCGCTAATGGTTCCCTTGTTCCGAGACGCGTAGAAAACGGACTCGCCCTTTTCTGGGCCGTATTCTTCTTTCATTGCAGACAGAACTTTGGAGCCCTTTTCGGTAAGCGGCATGGCTCAGCTCTTTGGCGCGGTGACGGGCGTGACGCCGCTGTCCTTCAGATACTGCTCGTCGACGAGGCTTTCCGGCACCGGCTGAACCCCAGCCGGGAAGGTCACCATCGTGTAACCCTTCTCGCCGCTCAGCGTCAGCGTCACCGTGTCGGGGAAGTTCATCAACACAGTCGGCTCATCGGGAAACGCCGCGAGCGCGCTCATTGGGTCGCCCAGGGGCGTGCCCTGGCGCGGCAGATGTGCCGTCGCCGCCTCCGCCTTCGCACGCGTCGCCTCTTCCTCGGCGACGGCACGCGCTCGCCGCTCAGCCTCGGTCTCCTGCGGCGCGGCCGGAGGCGCTGGATGAGGCGCTGGATGCGGCTCCGGATGAGGCGGTTGCCGCGGTGGGGGTCCTGACTGCGCCATGACGCGATCCTTTCATGCGATTTACTTAGAGTTTATCAAAGTAAGCGATAGTTGAGGGGTAAACCACCTCTACTACTCCAAGCCGGCCATAATATGTAGATTTTTGCCAAATTGCGTCATACTGTATTGGCGTCCGACCAAGTAACGTCATCGGATAGCGGATGTATTCCTTGTCCTTGGTGTAGACCACCATGCGGTCATTCGCGCCCGGCGCTGGAGTGCCGATCGTGCCGCCTGCACCAGCGCCATTGCACCATTTGCACGGGAAAATCTCTAACCGCCCGGCGCCACTGCGCGACAGCAGGTTATTTTCTTCGACATAGCGGAGGATCGAGGTTGTGCCAGCGGTCGACACCAGCTGGGTCGCGATGTAGCCATATTGCGCTGTGGGCAATAGGAGGCGGTTCGGCACCACAGCCCACGCCGAATTGCTCCATGTCAAGTTTAGCGCAAAGTTGACGTCGGCGAGGATTTCGGCGGGGGTTTTGCCGGTGGTGCCGCCGACCGACCAGCCCGTGCTGCCGCCAGCCCCCGCTGGTAGATTTGTAATAGTACCAACACCAGGAACACCGGGTGCAGCAACAGGCAAGTTAACAAGGCCCTTATCCCCAGTATCGGTGTCGCCCACATACACCATGGCATCGATGTCCATCTGGTGTTTGAGCTTCATGCCCTGGTATTTTTGTTGATCGATCGGGCGACCCATTTTTAGGGCGCTCTCGAGTTCGAGAACCGTGTACTTCAATTCGATCGCCCAGGGCCGCAACGGCTTGGTGATCTGCGCGATATCGACGCTGACACCGGCGATTTCGGTGGTGCTCTTGCCGATCCACGCTTTGCCGCCGGTGATCGCGTTGCCCATCCCAAGCCCGCCAGGCGAGGCAAAGGTCGACAGGGTCCACGCGGTCGCCTCGTCGGCAATCGTCACGTCCTGACGCAGATCGATGTCGCGCCCCCAGCTGATCGAGGCCAGCGGCAAGTGCAGGTCCTGGTCGAGGCGGACCAGCTCGCCGTGATAGAACGCGCCCGAGCTGTCGTAGTACTTGCCGTCATGCGACCGGTAGGGCCGGTCGTACTGGCGGCCGAGATGGTTGCCCCCGGCATCGTAGGTGGGACGCCGCTGATCAAGCAGCGACAGATCGTCGGCGGTGCGCCACCGCCCGCGATGAATGATCGCCGGAGCGCTCAGCGCCGTGCTGGTTAGCAAGCCGTCAAAAGGCATTGTCTGGTCCCCCTAGCTGAGGCCGATGTTAAATGCGATTTCGGTGACGCCATTGGCGTCGGCCGCCCCCTGGTAGGTGCAGGACGCGGGCAGTTGGAAGCCGTTGGCCCCGGGGGTTGCGGCCTCAAGCCCGCCCTGGACGTGTGGCGCCGCGGTGGCGGCGGTCCAGACAAACACCGGGCCGCCTTTTCGGGTGGCGCCGTTGACATTCACATTTATGTAGCCTTGGCGCAGGACATCGACCGCGTTTTGCGGCTGCCCCGTGGTAAGCCAGGGCGACACCGAGCCAAATCCCGCAGCGCCGTAATAGCCGGTGGCGTTGGGCGCCTGGGTCGGGAAGCTGCGCACGACGATGCCATAAGCCACCTCGGTTGCTAGCGCGATGGGGCGCGCGCAGCCGCTAGTGGCGTCGATCGTGACGACTTGCCCGACAAACAGCGGTGGCGTGGTTGGGTCAGTGGCGCACGGCTCGATAATCGCCGCCGGGGTCATGCGGGTGACCTCGCCGGGAAACCCCGCCCCCATGCGATAGCCAAAATTCATATTGTCGGCGAGCGGCATTGCAGTCCTCTCCTTTCGAAAGTCGGGTTAGGTGTGGTGGCGCTGCGCGGCGTAGTGCGCGTTGAGCACCGCCTGCAGGTCTTTGGGGGAGCGGATCTCGCCACCGGTTTGGACGTCGCCCGCAAAGGCTCGTGCGGCACCGCCCATCGCCGCTTTATTGGCCCGAGCTTTGGCATTGCCGACGGCGCGGAACAGCACGCGGACACTGTCGCACGTCATATTTTTGGCGCTGCTAAAACGGCCCCCGGTGATCTCTTCGATGATCTCGCGGGTCTCGGGCTCGCGCCATGCTGTGTCGAGCACCTGGGCGCGAAACGCGCAGATCGCATCAAAGGTCTTTTTGGGTGGGGCCGCCTGGTCATAGGTCGGCAGCCGGATGCCCGGCACGATGATTTCGGCCAGCGCTACCGTGTCGTTAAAGCTGTCGACAAACAGCGCCGAGTCGCGAGCTCGCCGCATGTCGTTTTGCTGAGTGCCCGGTGGCGCCTCCATCTCAAACCCGGAAAGCACCGTGGTGCCCTCCTCGACCGGCGGCGCCTCGCCGAGCTCGTCCTTTGCTCGAACACTGTCGCGCAGCCGGCGCGCATCACGGTGTGGGCGGGCTGCATCACCGTTACCGGCGGTCGGTGCCTCGGCGCCATTGCCCGCACCCGCCAGGCTTTCGATCGCGTTCCACAGCTCCTCGTGCTCGGCGTTGTTTTGCTGCACGTGCTGCTGAAACGCCTGCGAGAGATCGCCGCCATTAGCCGGAGCCTCCTCAGGTGCCGCCTCAGCCGGCTGGTCGAGCGGCGAGGGCGTCGCCGGCGCCGGCGAGGCTGGTGTCAGACCGTCGCCTTTTTCAGCCGCCGGCGTGCCTGCGGGGGTTTCGGGCGCGCCAGGCAGATGGACATGCACGTGGTGCTCGGCATTGCCGTTGCCCGGCTCTTCTTCCGGCTCCTCGCCCAGCACATTTTCGAGCGCGTCGGCGTCACGCGCTTTAAAGGCGGCGCGAATCCGATCGGCCCAGGTCAGTCCTTTTCGCATCGCCCTGTCCTCCGTGGCGTCGGGTTGTTCGGTGATTTGGCATTCAGTGATGCCGACCAGGTCGTGGTCGCCAATGCTGCAACGCGCGCCGCAGCGCCCGCGCTCGACGAGGGCTACGTGGTTGCAGCGGATAGCGCGCTGACGGCCGTGGCCGGGACCCAGCTCGTCGTACTCAGCGTCGTAGCCGCAACTGAGTTCACGCTTACCGGCGTTGATCAGTCCAATAGCGTCGGCATCGGTAAACAGCAGATCGGCGATCAGCACGTCGTCGTCTGCACCCAATCCGCGTCGTGGATTGAGAACATGGCCGACCGCCAGGTCGCGCCAGTTGTCGATAGTTACGTCGGCCCGACCGCCAAACTCATCAGTCGGGTGCTCGTTGACAATCGGCACCCCCTGCAGCGAGGCAATGCAGTCCGGGTGAAAGACTTCTTCGGCATCGCGCTCAATGCGCACTACGTCAGCGGCACCGGCTCTGATTGGCGTCTCGTCGGGGCCATAGAGCTGCATGCCAGTACGCGCGATCGGCACGTCCTGGCACAGCATAAAACCGTGCGCCGTGCGCGAGCGCTTGGGGCCGATCGTTTCGACCGTGTGATATTGCATTGGCGACCCCCGCCGCATTGTTTAGGATCGTCAGCGAGGCGGCCCAACAAGGGTTGACGATGGCAGGATCGGGGATCGCGACCTCGCCGGGACCATCGAGGAAGCGGATGAGTTAACCGGCGCGCCTTGGGCAGGACTCGCTGGCTTCTCGCCTCACCTATTCGAAGGCGGTGCCCTCGGTGTAGCCCTGGGCGCGCAGCGCGGCTAAGTGGGCCGGGTTGCGTAGCCGTGGCCCCAGCTGCGGCACTTCGCTCGGCAGCACGATCTCGGGAAAACACCGGCAGTTGTAGATCGACCCGGGGTGCGCCCTGACCTCGCGCTGCCCGCGATCAGTGGCCACCGGCGGGTCATCCCATCTATGGAAAGTGCCCTCGAGCTCCTTGTGACGCTGGCGCACGTCGCGATCCCTAGCGGTTCGCCACACATACCCCTCGCTGCCGACGTGCTCGGCGCGCACCCGCTGGATCTCGGTTGCGGCGCGGCCGGTTTCGGTGCGGGCGATCAAGTTGGCGCGGGCTAATGCATTGCCGCCGGTGGCGATCAGCCGTTCCTTGACCCACGGCACCAAGTCTTCCCATCGGCTGCCGGCGGTCATCGCCTCGACCGACAACTGCTGCACCTGCTCGGCGACCTCGCGCGGCAGGCTGGTGATTAGATGCACCTGGTTAGCGAGCAGCCCCTGCAGGGTCGGGCCGAGCGGCGCTGTGGCGATCTCCTGCCCAAGCGCCCGGCTGATTAGTCGCCCGTGCTCATGCCATGACGCAGCGTCGCGGCGCGACACCTCGGCGAGCTGACGCTGTGCGACTGCGTTGGCCCATGGCGTGATCAGCTGTCCATAATGCTCGAGCGCCTCGCGGATGCGCCACCATTCGGTCGGATCGCTCTCGTACATCGAGCCGACGATGTGACCGATCGTGCGCGCCATGTGACGCAGCTGCTGGGCGAACTGGGTCTCGGCCCGGCGAGCTCGTGTGGCCGCTCGCCTGGCTGCCTCAAACCCGACATGGGCGCCGCGGCCGAGCAACCCGCCGGGGCGGGTGACGAATGGCGACCAACCACGGAACCAGGAGCCTTCGGGATCGTAGCTCTCGGAAACGCCGCGCTGGTTGCCTCTCATTCCGCCGTACCATTAAAATGCCGGAGCCATCCGAGTTTCACAGGGAGTAGAGCTAGTGACCGTATTTCGTACGTATTCGGGCGGCGCACAGAGCGTCATATGTTTGCAATGCGCTCATTCACGATTGTCTGAGCCGCCTGCCGGGAACTGGCGCGAGGTGCCCTGCGCCGATCATTTGGCCGAACGACAGTGCGAGTGGGATTGGCGGCACGCCCGTGAGTATGTGCGCGCGGCGAACAGAGCGATTAAAATCCGCTGCACGCTCTTTCCTGAGTGGAAAGAATATTGGTCAAATCATTTTTGTGGACAATTCGAACCGAACGCGCTGCCGACCATAGAGTCTGCCGACCAGTATCTGAATGGGACATGGCGCGATCAAGTCCGCGAGCGCTTGGAAGCCGACAACAAGAAGCTACAGAAGGAGTTGAAAATCGCCCGCCAGCGCTCGGCCACGCGATTGAAGCGGTTACAGCAGGTAACGGCAAAAGCTAATGGGCACCTTCATCCCGCGCCGTTGGATTTATCAGGCGGCTCGTCATAGTGGGTGTGCAGCACCGCGGTTTGCCCCGTGGGCGCGTGCAGGTGCAGATCAGGGATCTTGGGCAGCGGTACCGGCGGTTTCCCGCCCGGCGGCTCAGCTTTCCCAGACTGCCCCGCCACGCCGGCTTGCGGCTGTCCCGGCATTCCGGGCATTCCGGGCATTCCGGGCATTCCGGGCATTCCGGGCGGCAGCTGCATATCCGCCGCCTCGATCTGCTCGTCGGTGATGGTCTGCCAGATCCCCGACTCGCGGCTGGCCTGGCGCAGCTCCTGGAGGATGGTCTTGCGCGGCAGGATGCCGAGCTCGTCGGCGGCCAGGATGGTGCGGGTGTTGGTCTCGGCGACCTGGGATTTTTCGACCGTGGTCATCTGCCACAGGTTGCGGAACTGGTAATTCCATTCATCGGGCAATTTGACCCCGTCCGACTGAGCGAGCACATGCAGCACGGTGGTCACCGGGCGGCGCAGGCGCAATTCCTGTTGCTGGTGAATGCCATCAAAATAGTTTCTCCAGTCCGAGTCGCCGGTTGCGTTCAGCCCAGCGGGCGACTGGCCAAACAGACGCACACCAGGGATCTGGAGCGCGCCGCACAACTGCTGACCGAACTGGAGAAGCACGCTGTCGAGCCCGCCAAAGGCGTAAGCGATCGATTGGAACTCGTCGCCTTCGCCGAGCACGGTGATGCCCTCGCTCGATTGAAACCGGGTCATCAGCTCGATCCGGCGCATCAGCCCGCGCTGCGCCTCCTGGCTCATCGAAGCGACTTCGCGCAGATCCTTCAATTTGACGATGCGCAGATAGGCCCGATAGACCAGCTGCGCGACACCCTGGGTCGAGCTGTCAAACGCCGTTAGCCGGTCCCACAGGCGCTCGTAAATAGACATGCCCCAGAGATTTTCCTGCACCCGCTGCCAGTAAGGGAGCGGAATGCCCTCGTAACGAATGATGCGGCTGTAATGCACCGTCATCTGCGGGATGCTGTAGGCGTCGGCGTGGGTGCGATAATACCTCGGCAACCCGCGATCCGGGCCCATCTGGGTGATCAGATCATTCAGCGACGGCTCGACCATCCAGCGATCAAAGACCGACAGCCCCTTGAACATCCCCTTGCCGACGGTCTCGACCCGCAATGGCGTCGCCGGGTCTTGCCCCTCGATATCGATGACGGCAATGGCGCCACCGTATAAGCGCCCCCATTTTATGAGCTCGTTAAGCGAAGCCCAAAGCTGCAATGTATTCAACGTCTTTTCGAGCTGATCGGCATCCTCGGGCGGGATCGTGCCGCCAAAATCGATGCCCATCTTGACCATATCGTCGGCGACAGCATCGACAGCGACACCGCACACCCAGCTGCTGCGATACATCCACTCGAGCATGATCCGCTCGCGACTGAGCGGGTTAAACCCATAAGTGCTGCCGGCCGAGAGGTTGTTGGTGTGTTGGCCAATACTGGCCAGAAAGTTCTGATAACTGTCGCTTACCGGTCCGGATGGGTGACTGATCTCGCCGGTCTTTAGATCACGGCTGCTCGCCGCCACCCGCACGCGCATCGGCTCGGGAGTAAGCATTCATTTCTCCCGCGCTGATAAAAAGGTACAACATTGTTTAGGGGGCAAGATGGCTCAGTCGAATCGCATTGATGAACAAGGATGGCCACGCAATAAGCACGAAATACGCAATGTGCAACTCTGCAAACGAGGAGACCCTCTACCTGGCTATCCTGGGCATTACTGCGAGCACTGGTGCTATCACCGTCTCGGTTGGTCGGCAGGACCGTGGCGCGATTGGCAAGAGGCTGGCGATGAGCGCCAATGGAAACGCTGGGTAGTATTTATGGGCAGTAAAAACCCTCTCCCCGAATTTGAGCCAGCGGACCATCAAATAACCGACGTCCCCTCCGACCGGTCCGCCTACCACCTTCCCCAGGATTCGAGATAGGCATTACCCGCGTCCTCGACCAACAGCTCGGTTAAGGCCCAAACCAGAGCATCAATTCGATCCGGCGAACCATTGACCGACCGGTCGTAGTCGACCGTGAAACTCGTCATTGAATCTTCGAGCAGCGGGAAAAACCCGACGTGATGGACGCGCCCCTTTTCGTAGAGCGCGGATATCGGCTCGGCGCGAATGACCTTGCCGCGCGAAGCGTGCACCGTCTTGACCGGGACGCCGGGGTCGACCATTCGCAAGGTGTGCTCGACCATTTCGCCGCCGTTGTTGATTTCGGCGATGATGCGGTCGGCGGGGCGGTCAGGATGGTGGTACTGCGCGACGGCCTCGCGCGCCCACTCGGTCGGCTGATAGTGCCCGCTGCGGTCGGCCAGCACGTAGGCTTGCCCCTGATAATCTTTGGCGCAAACGATAATGCCGGTCTCGTCCGAGTCTTCACCGCTGGTGACTGCGGGATCAAGACCGATGACGATGCGCGCCATCTCGGGAAGCTTGGTGCCAAACGGCAACCGGTCGCGTTCGAGGTTGTCGCGAGTCCATAGCGCACCCGGCACATCATCGAGGAGCTCGGCATAGATCTCCTGGCGGCCGAGCCTCGTCCCCTCATACCGGGCGATGATCTTTGAAAAGAATGCGGGCGCCAGGTGAGCGCGGTTGGCGTAGCTCGAGGTCCGGCTGACGCGGCATTGCGGGTCGGCGATCAGCTCGCGGACCAGCTTGATCGGTCGCGGGGTCGTGGTGATTACCGCACGCGGGTTTTTGCCGAGGCGCAGCCCAAACAGGAAGTTTGACCAGGTGTCGTCCGGATAAGACCAGCTCGAAATTTCGTCGCACCAACCTGCTGCAAACTGCGGTCCCCGCAGCCGGTCCGGCTCCTCGGCCGAGAACATCAGCGCCTCGGCGCCGTTCTTCCACACGACCCGCCGGTTGCTCGGCTGGTAGTCGGGATAGTCACCGGGCGGCGCAATGGAGAGCAACCCCGCCGGGCCGCGCACCATGACGTCGCGGACGTCAGCCGCGGTGGCGCCGATCAGGGCAATTGGCGAAGCGACATTTTTAACGTTTCGAATGTACTCGGCGCCGCTGCGGGTTTTGCCGCTTCCGCGCCCGGCCATGAGCATAAAATAGACCCAATCGGGGTCAGCCGGCGGCAATTGCGAGGGGCGGGCCCAGAACGGCCAATCATAAACCAGCCCCGCCGCGTCAATGTCGCTGAGTTGTTTCCTCAGTAATTGCGCCCGCTCCGTTTGGTTTAGCTCCTGAATCAGGCGCTCGGCTGGTGATAGATCCAAGCTCGGCATTCCCGATGGCAAGACGTTCTGCCATTTCGTCGAGGGTTGCGATGAGTCTGTCTCGGGCACCGGTCACCTCGATTGCACCACCGTTGGCGCCAGTGACTTCATGGCGCCTGGTGTAGTTGCGGCTCTTACCCTTGGTTTCTAAGTAAAATTTGATCGCGGTCATCTCACCCTGGTTGACCGCGTCGATCAACTTGGTCTCGGCGAGGTCGAGATTAAATTCTACCGCGTCGTCGACGACCCGCGCCAATTGCGGATAGCGCGCGACGTATAGACTGATGGCCTGACGGGTGCAGCCGAGAATTCTTGCGGCGCCCGCCTGAATGCCGGCACTCTTGCGCAGCGCCTCGGCGACTTGCTCGATCTTAAAACGGTTTTTCATGGTTTAGTGGTCCGACATAACACCAAGCCGATCTTGCCAAAGACATCCTCGAAAGCATCGGGCGCACCGCCAAAATAGAACAGCGCCGAGCCGTTCAGCGGCCCGCCCGGATCGCCCGCGGGACGGACGAAGTGGATGCGACCTGCAGGAAAGCAGATCCGCTCCGCCGCAACAGCGGCCGCGTGAAACCACCTAGTATCGGTTCTGTCGTCGACCAGCATGATTGCGGCCTTAACATCACCCGCAGCAACATGCTCGCAGAGCTTGGCGACGAACTTGCCGACCAGATTGGCCGCATACGGAGGATTGAGCCAGACGCGCCCGCGCCACTTCCTGCTCAGCCCGTCATCCTCTCGGGTGTAGTACCGCTTCGCCCGGATTGTGCGTTGTGCCGTCTCGCTCGAAGCCGGGTCTAGATCGATCCCACCGAGGACGGATCGTGCAGGTTCGATGATTTCTGCTGGCGTGTACCACTCAAACTCGCCGGTGAATTCAGGCAGATCGCGCCCAGCCAACAGATCGGCGAGCTGATCCTCGCCAAACCCGGTCAGCGACAGGTCAAAGTGATCGGTGTCGAGCGCCTGCATCTCGAGGCGCAGCAGCTCAAGGTTCCAGCCGGCATTTAACGCGAGCTGGTTGTCGGCAATGACGTAGGCACGGCGCTGTATCGGCGTCAGATAGCCCAGCGCGATGGTCGGCACTTCGGCCAGGCCGAGCTGCTGCGCCGCCAGCACGCGGCCATGCCCGGCGATGATCCCGCCGGCGCCGTCAACCAGCACCGGGTTGGTAAAACCGAATTCCCTGATCGAAGCGGCGATCTGCGCCACCTGATCGTCAGAATGGGTGCGCGGGTTGCGGGCGTAGGGTATCAAGGCAGCCGTGGCGCGCAGCGCGATGCGCTCGGCCCCGTGCGGCGCGGTCGCAATTTTCGCAGGCAATGATTATATCTCTAACACGAAGGAGAAGAAATCTGGCCCAAGACCCACCGGCTCAGTTGCCCGAGCCAACCGATGAAAACCGCTTTGTCGCCGAGCATGCCGACCAAGTCGACGTGGTGATGCCCGACGGCGAGAAGGTCAGCCTCGGCGAGTTGTGGCGGCACAAGCAACGCGAGCAGGATCGCGCCCGGCGCCGACCGCAAATTCACGTCCATTACGACAAGCGCTAGCCCAACTCCTCACCCGGCTTACCCGCGTCCATCGTCACCACCATGTGCTTTTTGTTGCGGTCAAAGCTCTTGATCGTCAGGTGGATGCCGCGATTGAACAGCACTTCGCTTTCCGTGTTGTTGTTGACGGTGGTGCCGGGCATTCCCTCCGGCGCCTGAATTTCCATCGTCAGTTTGCCCCAGGTTGACATCGGCCCCGGATCAAGCGAGGTCGACAGAAAGCCGCGCTCCTGAAAACGCATGCCGACCGTGCCGACCGAATAGAGCGCGTCGGCGAATGCCCCTTTGAGCCGGCGCCACACTGTCATCGGCATCGGCGTTTTGGCCTGCGCCAGCCAATCCTGCAGCTCCTTTACCCGGACATCCTTGCAGTTGTCCTGGCTGCGCATGCACTCATTCATGTCTTGGTAGGAGGCGCCCTTGTAATTGCTCAAAGCGCTCGCCTGGGTATCGGTGATCTTCGGCGCGTGCGATTCAAGCGCGTGGTAAGCGGCGCTAAACTGCTTGCTGTCGATCAACTCTTTGATTTCCGCGTGCGGCTTGGGCGGCGCCGCAGCGGCGGACGACAGCGGCTTGGGCGTGTCGGGCGGCTCGGGCGGCGGTGGTGCGGGCTTCTTGGCCTCGGCAGCCGCCTGTTGCATCACGTTGTTGCGGCGTTCGGCGAGTTTCTGCGCAAGCTCAACCTTGGCTTTTAGATCGCCCGGGCCGAACCGGTTGACGAGGTCGACGATATCCTGATTGCTGATCGAGCCGAGCCGCTGCGCCGATTCGAGCAGTTGCTCCTTGGTCATGTCGCCGTAGAGCTTGGCCGATGACGGGTTCTTGGACGAGTTCCGCAGAGTGGTCCACTCGTCGGCCTGGTTGCCAAAGGCTGCGCCCTTAGGGGCGCCTTGCGCGCGATAGAGCAACGACCCGCCAAAATCGAGCGGCAAGACGGTGTTGCCGACAGTGCCGACATTATCGCCGGTCAGCCCGGCAGCATCCCAATTAGCGAGCCAGGCGTGCAGTGCGAAATCGCGCTGCGCCTGTTGTTTCTCCGCTGGGCTCAGCTGCGAGATATTGTCCTTATCAAGCTTTTCCTTCTCGGTGCCGACTGCGAGCTTGCCGTCGGGGGTGTTGACCGGATGATAGACCAGGGTGTTGCCGCCCGCTGCGCCGAACAATGCAGCGGCCAGCATTTCATTCTTGGCGTGATCGTCGCTCTTGGGGATCTTGACGTAATACTCCTTGCCGTCCGGAGCCTTGTAGGTGCCGCCTGGATTGCTGCCGAGCTTGGGGCCGGTCTGCTCCATCCCGGCGAGATCGACGGGGGCGGCAATATTGTGCTTTGGCGCGGCTGGAGCGGCCGCGGCCTGGTTTGCTTTCGAGATCGCGTTCGAGAGCGACACCCAACCGAAATCGTTGGCGACCGCGTCGCCGTCCGGACTGTAGAGCGTCCAGGCTGACGAGCCCATCATGCTGCTTGGGTTAGTCGGCGGCTCCACAATCACGCTAAAGTCGGTTTCAGGATGGTTGTACAGTTCTTTGCCTGAAGCCGTGGCGCCACCGACTGGCTGAAACCCCTTGGCCTTTATCGCGTTTTTTAACGGCCCATAGACCGCCGCTTTCGGCTCGGCTTTTGGTTCCGGCGTCTTAATCTCGGCCGGCTCGGGCGTGCCCTCCGGGGCATGTTTGAGCAGGTCGGCTTTGTACTTCTGCACCATCTTGGCGTAGGTGTTGGAGCCCGGTGTCGGGTACGCCGCGATCTGCTCCCACGAGCCCGCCTCGGCCAGCGCATGCAGCGCGTTCAAATGCTTCTGCTTGCCGACATTGGTCGCATGGGTCGACTTGATCTGCGGGGGCGTCGGAACCGCCTTTGCGCCAGAGCCGCCGCCACCGCCCCCTTTGGTGAATTTGCCGCTGCTCTTCTCGCGCGGGTGCTCGCTCTCCTTAAACTCACCCGCATCACGCGCGCCGTGCCACCACAGGTGCAATCGGACCTGGGGGATGTAGCGATGGAACATCGGCCTCGCCCCCAAAGCGCAGCGGCGGCCTGCAATTGCCCGTTTGCCTTATGCGTGGAACGCGCTTATATATATTGCCGGACCTGTTTGGCGGGGCTGCGCAAATGAAACCGGGCAAGCCATCCGATTTTCTGTGGGATCGGCGGGGCAATCCGTAAAACTCCGCAAATGCCGAGTGTGTGGTCGCGACTATTCCCCGCGACGATCGGATCAAAAACAATGCTCCAAGCGCTGTGCGTGGCGCTGGCACGATCTGACGCGCGACCGTACCGCCAAAAATGCCCAACAGCTCGAATACAAACGCGAGCGCCGTCAGCGCGAGCGAGCAGCGTTGATTGCACTCAAAGAACTGGGGATCAAGATATGAATCGAACACTTGCCCCTTGGGGAGCGACCAAAGCCCAATCTTACAAGGCCGATAACCCGCGCGCTCTGCTCTTTCAACTAGCTGCCGATAATCCACAGGCAAGCAGGGAAGAATTGCTTGACCTCTGCCTCGCCGAAATTGAGGCTCATCCGGAATATATCGAAAGCATCGTTGAGTATTGGTTTATCAACAACTATCGATCCTACGCCCACACCGCGCCCCGGCTGCCGTCACGGGAGATGATCGACAGCATCAAGGCGCAAATTTGCCTGCTCGATTTCATGCTACCAACTGGCAAAACGCTCGGCCAATCGACCGGCACCGAATGCGTCAAGCTGGGCGGCTGGCTAACCGAAATTGGCGAGAGAGCCGGCAAGCAAATCGTCGCGTCAGTGTTTTCCGAGCAGCAGCTGCGCGACCTATTAGCCGAGCACGCATGACCCCCGAGCGATTGCGCCAGATCATCGCCACCATTGGACGCAGCCGCGGCAATCTCGCACGCCTGCTGGGCTATGCCTCGGAAGCCTCACTGCGCCAAGCCGAGCGCGGTCGAGCGCGGCTCCCGGACGATAAGGCGAGCTGGTTAGAACGCTACGCCGCATGGCTCAAAAATAATCCGCCGCCGACTAAAAATAGCCCTTGAAATATACGCATATCGCGCATATGTTCAATTTATCAGAACGGCCATTCCCTTTCAAAAGAGACAATCCATGCCAAAGCTTGACCAGACGACCCTCGCCCAATTCACCGGGACCGAGCGGTGGTACCGCCATTGGGCAGCCCCAAAAATCACCTATACCGACGGAGTGAAATATGTCGCCGAAACCGCCGGCGCTTTTTGGCTATTGGACGAAATCGTCTTCGCCCAGCGGATCAGCAAGATCAGCAGCGAAGAGTTTCAGGTGTGGAAGCTGGCGGTCAGCAGCAACGCCGTTGCAATCCTCACCTGCGAGGACGGCAACGACAATGAAGTGTACCGCCAGCTAATCCCGTACACCGATTTCCCGGAGCCGGAGATCGCCTTGTGGCTCACCAATAACGTCATCCTGCTGCCGAGCGAGTACTGAGCATCATGAAGCACGCTGTAATGATCACCTACCATAACGGGGAAGTGGTGCAGACGCGTCGTCGCAGCAGCAGCAGCGCCAGAGAGTTGGCGGTAGCTTTGTTGAACCGACCCGAGGTGAAGGAAGTCGCGGTTTACCAGGATGACAAACTGGTATGGAGCGAGTCCTGCTGCCGAGCGAGTACTGAGCAATGATCGCACGCAAACTGTGGCACCCGTCGCTCACCGAGGATCGCATCGTCGAGGCGGTCGAACGCGAGATGGTGAGCCTCGACAATCCAGGCTTTTGCTTGAACTGCGGCACCGACGTCGACGGCGTCGAACCCGATGCCTGCAACTACACCTGCGAGAGTTGCGGCGCCGAGCAGGTTTTTGGTGCCGAAGAACTGCTGCTCTACATCGCCGTCTAAACTCCGCGGTCGAGGAGCGGCTTATCGCTATGGACGGGCGTCTCGATCGCATCGAGACGACGGTAAATGACATACGGAGCAAATTCGAATGAACACACTCAAGACGCCGGCAGTTCCGGCCATTCCCTTCCAAAGGACGACCCGCTATTTCACCCTCCCGCCGACGACAATCAGGCGACGGACCAATACTCAATCAACCGCATCACCCTCGCCACCCCGTCTTGACGTTGCATCCGCGGTCGCTCTTGCTCAAGCAAACCGCAATTACAAGCGCAATCGGTTTGGCCTTGTAAGCGGACTGTTAAGCTTGATATTTGTAATTCCAATGTCATTGGCACTTTTTGGGGCGGGTATCTTCGCCTTGTTCGTCTTTTTCCCGCTTACCATCCTTCTTTGGTTATTAGGCGCATTACTCCTTAGCCAGTACTGTAAAGTACGAAACCGCCACAAGGACGCCAAATACATCTGGCGTGCCGCTCAAAAAGCTGCATCACGATGAAACCCCTGATCCTGGCGCTGGCCCTAGTGGCCTGCGCCGAGGCGCCGCCCAAGCCACACTATCAGCCGACGCAGGTCGCCGCATCCGAGCAGCCACCACCCTACAGCTGCCGGCTCTACTACGACGAGCAGAAGAAATGCGCCTTTGGTAGCTGCGACAAGCAGACCCTGGTGCGGCTGCATGACGAATGCCTGCGCGATGGCGGCCGGCCGTGACGAACTATATCGTCATCACTGACGAGAAGACGAATCCTAGAGCTTTCGGCCTCTATCGCTCGTTTAAGCGTGCGAGCGACGACGCCCAAGCGAACGGCGGATATGTGCTGCTGCTAGAGCGCGACATCTTGGCCCGGTCCTTTGAAGGGGACGGCGAGCTGCGCGATGGAGGCCGGCCGTGACGAAGGAACTGCGGGAAGCAACAGAGATCGCTGACGACCCAAACAAATATCAGTATTCGCCCGCAGTCCTACGACAGGCAGCGACGACCCTGACTGATGCCGGAATGCATAGGAGCGCCGACAACATTTTTATCCATCTGAGGCTACGGCGCGATGGAGGACGGCCGTGACGACGCCCCTGCCCTGGCTGATGGTTACCGACATTGCCAGCGCCCAGACCTATGTCATCGAACCCACCAGACGCGGCGCCCGCAAGCTGCGCGCCTGGCGCATGGGCGCGGCCGATCGGTCACTCGACGCCACGGTGCTGTGGCGCCAGGTGCCGCTCTACATCCGCCGCTCAGCCAGGGACAGCCTGCCGTGACCTTGGGTGAGCAAATCTGGCATATCGCGGTCAGCGAGAGCCGCGGTGACTATGTGCCCTTGCGGGCCGCCGTCATCCGCGAAATCAACCAGGCATTTGCCGCCATCGACGCCGACCACAAGGCCGAGATCGAGGCTATGGAAACTGCCTACGAAGACCACGAGCCTGACGGAACCATGCGCCACGGCATGCGCGGGTTCACCGGAGGCAAGCCGTGAGCGATCGTTAAGCTGATTATCGGCTGAGGGAGCTGCGGAGGCACGCCGCCGCATTCTCCTTTAATTCGCATAGTTAGGCATATCTTGTGGGCGTCAAGCAAAATTTACAATTACGCCGATAAAAAATAATAATATTCACGAAGCTCGATAATAAATATTATTATTTTGATAGAAGTTTAACGCGCCACCCGCCGGCTCGACAGCGGCAACCGCACCGCAAGATAATCCAGCCCCGGCCGCAAATTCATCACAAACCGCGGAAACTCACCGATCGGCCAAATATTGTCGGCAGCGGCATTGACCGCGGCCCAGCTAGCCCGCCCGAGTTCGCGGCGAAAGCGGATCAGTGCGCGCCGCGCGCTGTCGGCACCGGGATAGGCCACATCGACAATCGTGGCACGGCCGGCGCTGGCGGCACTGAGGATATTGCGCCAGGCCCCCGCCGGCGAGGCCTCGGTCAGCCCGAGCCCGAGGCGCACCAGACGCACGACATCGGAAAAGTCGCGGCCGGCGGTGTATTGCTCGAGATCGATGACCGCGCGCCCATAGAGCACGCCCAACAGGTCGTCGGGCAGTCCACTCTGCGTGGTTGCGGCGAGCCGATGACGCCGCAGCTCATCGGTGCCCAGATCGGGCGGCGCGGCGCGGCCGGCAACGGTTGTCGCACGATGCCGGGCGGTGGCTTTACGGGGGCGCCCGCGGCGGTCGCGGCGGGCTTTTAGGCGACGGCGGGTCACACCCGCAGCCACTAACCCGCAAAATATTCCGCGTCAATCCTGTGGAATATCGTCACGATATACAGTTCCCGTAAGCTGCATCCTAACCGTCTCGGGATTCAGGCATCTCCTCAAGGCGGATTCAGCTTTTTTCTGTAACTTCCGCCTTTCGTCGAAATCATCGGTTATGCTCGCCTCGTAGAGGTAGAAACGAGCAACTTCTGTCCACGCTAGATCATCGTTTTCGGTCGTCATTTCCCCATGTTCTCGATAGGGCGCTGGCTCGCTCGGGGTTTCTGGTGCTCTCTCAAACCTTGGCTCGCTCATGACCAATGGTGCTCTCCCACCCCTTGGCTCGCTCAGATCCCGTGGTGCTCTCCTGCGGCGTGGCTCGCTCACGCCCCCTGGTACTCTCTGTTGTAGTGGCTCGCTCGTGCGTTTTGGTGCTCTCCATTTGGCTAGATTATATGGGCGTGCCCAAGAACGGCGATCGGATACGGTAGCGGCGCGGGCCTGCCAAAATGCCGCTGGTGCCATTCACTGTGCAGATGCGCGAGGAACAGCTTTACAGCCCAGCGCCGAGCCATTGCGTCGATATGGCCGGGCGGCAACTTGCCGATGCTGTAATGCTTAAAGGCTTCTGTGGTCTTGCCGACCTTGGGGGCGCGTTCTAATGCACGATCGCGGAAGCCGTCAGCATCATTCTTGGCAATGTATTTGGCTTTTTGCTCTCGATAGTGGCGCCCGTAAACGCACTCCTCCTGATTGGAGAACTTCATGAACGACTGCCCGGCCTTCCAGCATAAAGTTTTGAGCTGGGCGTTGAAGGGGCGCTTGGTGCCCCTGTCCCAGGGCTTTTGACCAGCCCCGGCAATGCCGGCGAATTGCCAGATGTGACCCACGGTCGGACATTTCTCAATGTCGATATGCGCCAACAGGCCGGCGCTGATCACGGGCCCCACGCCATAGATCGACCGCATCCAAGAACCCATTTCGTGGCCTTTGGTATAGACATCCAATGCCGACTTGATTTGAGTTTCCAGTGTCGCCGATTGATCGGCCAGCCATCCTATCACGAGATTGGGCTCGGCGTTCTCGCCGAGCGTGCGTTGCTGCGCGAACGTCCGCTTTCTGTCGTCCTGCATGATGTAATAAGCATCACATAGGTAGCGGGCTTCTTCGTCGCCCAATACCAGCGCCGCCTGGCGAATATCGCGACTCAGTCGCCTTACCGGCTCAAGATCTATGTTGGCCATCTTTTTCCTCGCTCTGCTTTTATGGTGCTCTCTGCCGTTATGGCTCGCTCTACGACACTGGTGCTCTCGTACGCTTTGGCTCGCTCAAATTCCGTGGTGCTCTCCTGGCGCGTGGCTCGCTCCTCCTTCAGTGGTGCTCTCACCTTCAGTGGCTCGCTCAATTACCATGGTGCTCTCTGCCGTTATGGCTCGCTCACGCCCCCTGGTGCTCTCCTCCGTTTTGGCTCGCTCTGGGCCCCTGGTACTCTCGGACCTCCTGGCTCGCTCGTCCTCTGTGGTGCTCTCACCAAACGTGGCTCGCTCGGCCTTTTTGGTGCTCTCCCGCGGTGTGGCTCGCTCCTCGATTATGGCGCTCTCAGCAATTCTGGCTCGCTCGCCGAATGTGGTGCTCTCATTGACCTTGGCTCGCTCAACGCCTTTGGTACTCTCTCACTCAGTGGCTCGCGCTCGCTCTCGATCTTTGGTGCTCTCGCGGAATGTGGATCGCTCCGACGTTCTGGTGCTCTCGCTTGTAGTGGCTCGCTCTCCTCAAATGGTGCTCTCGACCTTCATGGCTCGCTCGAAACCCCTACGGAGCCCGTGGGGCGCGTTTCTCGCCCGGACGGGGAACCCCCACACGACCACCGGTGCCAAGGCCACTCAGCGGCCGGCAAATCGGCCTTAGCGGGCATTTAATCCGTCTTGCGCGGAGCTGCGGGCGACGATCAGCAGGCGAGCGAGCACTCGCGCCGCGGCCACGCTGTCGAGCATGATGTCAAAACTCGCAGGGGGAACCGCCTCGCTAGCCAGAGCCTCAACCTGGGGCCAGTTGATGCGCAGCTTGCCGTCGCCATGTACCGCGGCGATGACATGCGCGCCGACGCCAATTTCGTGCACCTTTGGGCGAGGCTGGGCCGGGCGGATCGTCGCGCGTTTGAGCATCGGCTTCTCCCTCATGGCGTGGTTCCCATGATCTCGGCGTTGATCCTCGTCAGCTCGCGGACCTTGGCACAGTGCATCGCCAACAATTCGGCGCGCATTTTACGGGTCTCGTTTTCGTCGCCCTCGGCGTAATGCCCGGCTAGCAGGATCGCCATCAGGTCGGCGAGGACGGCGGCAATGACCTCGGGCTTTTGCCCGGCCAGCAGCGGCTTGATCTGCTCGACGATCGCGATGATCTCGCGGGTTTTCGATGTGCCGATCATGTGAATTCCCACGGCATACAAATTTCCTCGAGCGGGTGCGGTCGAGCCCGGTACGTCAGAAACGAGTTCGAGCGGGTGATCAGCACGCAACCAGCCTCGTCGAGATATTCGATGTGGTTGCCCGCGACCAACCACAGCAGACCCTGCTGGTCGATCCGGGCATAGGGCTTGGTGCGATTGGCACCGAGCAGCTGGCGGGGGGTCCAGCCAAGGTCCAAGGCCAACAAGCCCCAGCCCGGATCATCGGCAAAAAACATCGCGCTGTCGTCGAGCAGATTGTGCCAGCGCCGCACCGGCATCCCCGCTGGCCCTGCACCCCGGTCGAGCGCCTCGATTAATTCGCGCAGCTCGACGACGCGGCGCAGGTTGTCGATCACCGGAGCCGCCGCCTCGGCAATCGAGATCATTCGACAGTCTCGATATCTGGGTGCCAATAGCGCAAGAGCTCGGGATGATGCGCCTTCGCCTCAGCGTAAGCGCGAGTATCGTTGAGTTGTGCGGTTCGCACAAAAAGCGCCATCATCGCGCCGTTTGCCAGCATTAGTGCCACCACTGCGGCGCATTGCAGGTAGGGCCGCAGCCGACGCAAATTGAGCGCGATCAAGGTGCTTGTGCCGGCGACCAGCGCCGTCGCGGCAATCATCGGCTCGTTGAGGTGCACGATTAGCTGGGCGGCATTCATTTCGACGTTGAACATTAAAAGTTGTCCTTTCAGGGCAGACCCGGTGTGCCGCCGCGATAGCGCACCCGCAGATTTTTGGCCTCGATTTTCACAGCCCCTGCTCCTTCGCGATCGCCACAGCGCACCCGACGCAGACCTTTGGGGCTGGCGGACACTCGGGGCGGAATTGGACGCGGATGCCGCACTTGCAGCAATCGGCGATCTCGTTGTCGAGCAAGATCAGCGGGTGCCCATCGCCGCACGGAACGCAGATGACAAAGTCGATCGCCTCACCCGGCCGGGCGACCGGCAGGTGGCGGACGAACTCGGTCCAGCGGCTCATCGATTTCTCCTCACGCGAGACGCGTCAAATTTGGCAAGGATGGGGGGTCATGAAACGCCCCGCCCACCCCACCAGTCTTTTAAGATCCCCGCGCAATCGGGGCAGAGATCGATTCCGTCGTGGTCACCGCGACTTGTCACCCGCCCAATGATCAGCCTCCGCACGTTCGTGTTCGGGACAACCTCCAGCGCTAGGAGCGTGGCCCACCCACCTGGCGGGTTGCGGGTTGTGGTGCTCGCTCCTTGAATTTCGACTTCGTGCCCACATCGATCGCAGGCGCGTCTCTCAAATTCCTTCGTTGCCATGGCTCATTCCTTTATTCAACCTACGATATGCAAAAGCGGAAAAAAATCCGGCAGCGGAATTTATTCCGGGCATCACCAGCGGAAAAAAAACCTCTCCTCTTTAGAGGAGGTTTTTTTCCGCATGCGGAATTTATTCCGGAAAGAATTTTTTCCTTTTTTTCCGCCCCCTATTTGTTCACCCATACAAAGCCCTCCAAGTGTCCAACGCGGTTCGCGGCCTGCAACTTGTTGGCGTACATCCGAAAGGCCCGCAGGACTGACTTTTCATCGGCATCGCCGACATAGATTTGCTTGAAATGCCGACACCAGAGATCACGGGTAACGCAAAGCTTGCCCTGGATCTTGGGATGGGGGTGAGGGGCAGCGAGCGGGCTAGCAAGAGCGTCATCAAGCGCTCGCAGCGCAATGTCTTCGAGCTTGCTCGGTCGGCCCCGGGTCCGATTAACGATACCCTCATCATCCCCACGCTCATAGGCCCATCGGTCATCTGCCAGGGTGATCTTGGCGTCCTCGAAGTCGGCGAAGTTGTCGGGTCCGCGCTCGCGGGCCTTGGCGAATTTAAGGCTGAAGGCGACCAGGGCCGCGTCTTCGAGCTTTTCCATGATGCCGACGGTGTCGAGCGCCCACTCGCGGGTCTTGGTGCCGTAGCCGTGGGTTTCATCCTGGCCTGTGTGATGGGCGTAGATTTGCCCGATGCCGCGGCGGGTCAGGTCGAGCCGCCAAGTTTGGCCGGCGGCCCAGCTGTCGGCGCCAAAGCTGTCGTCACGGCTAAACAGGCAATTGATATTGTCGAAAATTATCAGGTCGACACCGCCAAGCCGCTCGATGTGATGGTCGATAAGCTGCTGCCCTTCGGCCGTGTCGAGCAACAGCGGGACATTGGCGTCCTCGGCACTGAGGACATAAAATGTGTCGGGGAAGAACCCGGCACGGCCAATGGCGTCGTTGAGGCGTTTCTTTAATTGGCGCTTGGACATTTCGCCGTCGATAAACAACACCTTACGAGCTCGCCCACAGCCTTTCCAATGCAGAAACGAACTGCCGAGCGAGATTGCCATTCCCATTGCCATCAGGACATTGGTCTTGCCCAGGCCAGTGGGTCCGATCAGCATCATGCGGGAGGTTGTCGAGATCAGCTCGCCCAACAAGAAATCGGGCTCGGGAATGGGCTGTTCGAGCCAATCGGCCAGGGACAGGACAGGCTCGATCTCGGCTGCGGGAACATCCTGACGCCAGTCACGAAAGATGTTCTCGTACTCGCTGCGCATGGCTTCGAGTCGCGGCGTCATGCTGGGCTGTTTGACATTGCCAGCCAGAATGGCCGGCGCGTCGGTGCTGATCCCTGCCAGGAGACGCGCATAATGGAGGTTAATAAGCTCGCGGGCGTAGTGAGTGACCGCGTGCGAAGTGTAGGAAATCGATGAACGGGCGAGCGAGCCGAGATAATCGACCCGGTCGGCGAGCGCGATATCGTCCTTGACCATGTAGCTCATGGTTTGGGGGGCGGCCGGCAGGTCGTCGTCGACCAGATAGCGGATCAACTCAAAGATGCGGCCATGCACGGCGAGTCCAAAGTGCTCGGGCTTGAGCTTGCCGACATCAGCGACTCGCTGGTTGTCGTTGAGGAGCGCGGCGAGCAGCTGCTGCTCGAGGTGATCGTTCGCCGGGATCATCCCCACCGGTAGCGGGTCAATCCCCGACGGGTGGTGAAAGCCGTTGCCGGATTTGTCGCGGCCGTTGGTGTAGCCGGTGCCGAGCCCGCTCATAACCGAATCGCCAGCCCAAAAATATTCGGATTATTTGCCTGTCGCACGCGTTCAGCCTCCTTATAAAAAATCCCGGAAGCTGTTGGGCTGGCGAGCAAATCAGCGGAAATTCGGGCGCACTTTAGGCGTCACGAAAAATTCGCTTGATTATTTTTCGGGAAAATGGGAAAAAGCCGCTGTCTACAGCTTTTCCGATCTTCACCGAGATCGCCAACCCCCGCGCCAACGGGGGTTTTTGGTGTGTGGAAGTATTTCTGGGTTGATTGGTTCGGGGGGACCGGTCTCCTTGCAGCGCCGCCTAAACGGGCAGGATAATCCTGTCGCCGCCGACCCGGCAACAAGAACGTCGGGCGAACATCAGGTTGCCGATTCGTACGCGCTGGACGATTACCGTCTATTGCGTCCGCCGGGCGATCTGCGTCAATTTCTGGTAGCGCTGCGGTTGTGCGTGCTGAGCGGAATTGCGCTCGACGAGGCGATCGCCGATGGCGTGCTCGATCACCCGACGGCGCGGCGACTGATCGGGCTGATCGGCGGCCCGCCGGCTGATGCGGTCGAGCTGGAATTGGTGCGCGCCAGCCTCGGCAGCCGCGAGATCATCGTCAACTGGCAGATGCTGGAGCTCGAGCTGATGCTGCAGCGCGCGGGCGACGCTGAGCTGCTGAGCCTCAAGGCCGAGAACGAATTGCGCCACCGCCTGGTGCGTCAGCTCGTCGAACCGCTTAGCTAACGTCGGCGCACGGCCTGCTGCGAACGATCTAGCGCGATATCGATCAGGCGCCTGATCGCCTCGGATCGCGACGGCAGGTCCGGCTGCACGCGCCGCCACTCGTCGATCGCCTGCAACTGATCGGGATCGATGTTGAGCGGGACTCGTTGGTTGAGCATCATCCCGCATTAAAGCACAACAACGCTTGGCAAGCCACGTGACCTAAGGTGCCTGTTGCACATCTTAAAAATTTGTGAAAGAATTTAGGGCCTACACACCAAGGAGTGTTGATTGTGAAAAAAACCACTGCTTACCTTTCGATCGGCATCGCTGCGGCCAGCGCCGGCGGTATCGCCGTGGCCGCATACAACGAAGTGCCTAATCTAATTCGGCAGGCGATCGAACGAGCGGTTGCCGAGCGCATGCAGCAACAGCCCGACCAGCAGGTCATCCGCGTCGGCGGCTCGGGCGCCATATCCAAAGACCACCCGTCGAACTAGAGACTCGCGGGCTCTTTGGAGGAGGTAGTGATGGATTATCTGATAGACTTCGAGGCGCTCGGGTCTGTACTGGAAGATCCCGAAGCACCCCTGCCCAAAGAGCCCGCCCCAAAGCCGCAATGTCCCTCAGCCCCCGAATATTGGCCTGAGGCGCGCACTTTTGGCATCATTGGCGGCACCCCCGAGCAGCCGTGGGTTAGGTATTTGTCCAAGCCACTGCCTGGGGTACCGCGAAATCTACCGGATGGGGTGAGTCCACGCGCCGTTGTGCGGATCTCGGCGAATTGCCAAGAGGGTGGTTGTCGTCATTGGACCGGCGATGCCTGCTCGCTGGCCAAACGGGTCATCGAACAATTCGACCCGGTAGTCGTGCGGGTGCCGCCCTGCTCAATCCGCCCAAGCTGTCTCTGGTTTAATCAGGAGGGCAAGGCGGCGTGCCTGCGCTGTCCGGGGATTGCCACCGATCGAGGCATGGCTGCTCCGGATGGGGAAAGCAATGTGACCTACCTGTGATGCATTCTTGCGACCTTTCACCATCCTACTGCTGATCGGATTTTTGTGGGGCTCATCAAGCTCGCTGATGATCCTCTTGGGCGTGATATTGCACAATCACGGGATGGCGCCGTCGGCAATCGCCGCGGTATTTTCGGCGTCTGCCGTGACGATGATCGCGATGATCCCGGTGGCCGGCTGGCTCAGCGCGCGGCATGGCCCGTTGCGGGTGATCCGGTTGGCCGGCTTGTTTGCAATCGCCGGTATCGCTGCGTTGCCGTTTTGCCTGGATCAATTGCCGCCGGCGATGATTGTCAATATCGCCCGCGGGATTGCCGCCGCCTGCATCATGCCGGCCGGTCAGATATACGCCCAAGCGGTGGTCGGCGAAGCCGAGCGCGGGCGGGCCATCGGCATGTTCTCGTTGATGTTTATGGTCCCCAACTTTTATGCCCCGGCGCTGACTGAATGGTTGTTGAACCAAGCCGGCGAGAGCATGGTTTTTGTTCTGGCGCTGCTCCCGCTGGCCGCAGCGATGGGGCTCACCTGGCTGTTGCCGACAATTCCCGGCGAAACCCCCAAAAATCCCGCCGGTTACCTTAGCTTGATCACCGATCGGCGGCTGTTGCTGCCCAATCTGGCGGCCGCCGTGTCGGGTCTGGGCGTTACATTTGCCACCAGTTTTTTGCCGATCCTATTGACCGAGCGTCACATCCCCGTCGCGTGGTTTTTTGTACCGTTTGCCGCGGGATTGTTAGCGGTGCGTCTGCAGCTGCAACAGTTGCAGCGGCTCGGACCGCCGCTGGCGATCGGCCTGGCACTGACCGCATACGGCGCCGGGTTTTACGTGCTGCTCGCGACCAGTGTCGCGCCATTGTCGCAGGGTGCCGCGCTGGCCGCCGGTCTCTGCTTTGCCGTCGGCTACGGGATTACGCTGCCCACCGCGATTGTCTGGGCCACGCAATACACCCCGCCGGATGTGCGAGCCCGGCCGGTGGCGCTGGCCAACACGATCTTCAATGTCGGCGCCCTGATCGGCGTGCAAGTCCCCGGGATGGCGTTGCCGCTGGTCGGTTGGCAGGGTGTGCTGGTGTTGTCGGGTGCGCTAGCCACGCTGGTGTTAGGGCTGATCGCGCTGACGCGCCGGGGCCGCGCCGCCGTCACAATGTCTTAAGCCCCCAGCCGGCGGTTTATGCGGCGAGCCTCCCGCGCAACGGGATGCCCCACCGGGCAATCTGGTCCAGCGCCTCGTCGACCGAGCGGCAAACGGCGATCGTCATCCCAGCCTCCCGCAGCCGCGGAAATACCTCCTCTTGGCCTTCCAGCACCCGGGGGCTCCCGCGGCGGGTGTGCACCACGCGTGTTTTCGAAAGACGCCCCGTACGGGTCTTCAGCTCGATCCCAAAAATCAGCCCCTGGTAGACGCAGAATAAATCGGGAAGCCCGCGTTTAATACCTTTCCGGCTCAGCGCTTTGGCCTGCTGCGGTGTCAATTTGGTGGCGCCGATCCCGGCGCTGAACCAGAAGGCCGGCGGCAACAGCAAAGCGTCTAAAGCCGCGCAAACCTGCTCCTGAATCGTCTGCTCGAGCGGCTCGGGCGCGGTCAGGCGGAACGGGCGGGCGGTCACGGCAGCCGCCGCCCGATGGCGCAATTGAACCAGCCGACCAGAAAGATCGCGCGCTGCAGCTCGACCGGGTCTGTTGTCGTCAGCACTTGCTGCACCTGCTCGTCACATAGCCGGCTGATCTTGCTGTCGGGCCGGCTGATCTTGCTGTCGGGCAGTGGGAGCGCATTGAAGACGCCCACCCACGCAAGAATAGCCGCCGTCCACACCAGCACAAAGAGGGTTGGTAACCCGAACTGTCGGGCGGCGTCACGCCAGATCATCGTAGCCTCCGAGAAATAATAATATTCATAGCGCGAGTTTCAAATAATTCATTATTTTTATTTTGCGTAAACCGCAGAAACCGGCTTGACGAGCCAAATCTGAAATAACAGAGTGCCATCACTATAAACGCTCATGCTGTTTTGCCGGAGCAGCTTTATAGATCAAGGAGGCAAAATATGCCCAAAACTGTCATTGTCGAGGCCGATATCGATCGGGTGCTCGACAACCCCTATCGCGATTTCACGAACTACCCGATAGACGAAGCGCAGATCGCGCGGCTCATGGCTTCGCTTCAAGCCTTTTCGGAAACCGGAGTTCCCGCCGATACCGGCCTTTGGCATGCCATGCCGGCGCGCCCGGCAAAGGAACCGAATAGTTACGAAATCTGCTTCGGTCACCACCGCAAGGACGCCGCCAAGCGCCTCGGCTACAAAACAATCCGGCTCGAGGTCGGCCCCCACGACGACGACGAGATGATCCTGATGCTGGCCGTAGAGAACGGCACGCAACGGGTCAACAATTCCGCCGCCTCGCTCGATAGCGTCGCCGCCATCACCCGAAGGGTGGCGTACTTTCTGCTGCGGGCTGAGAGCCTGGAGGATCTCTGGAGAATTCTCCAGAGATCCGACGCAGAGAGGTTATTCAACAGCCAGAAGGCGTTTGAGGTTGCTCGCGGCACACTGCTCAAGGGCGACGGGATCGGTCGGGATCTGATCCTAAAATACGCGCCCGCCGGCAGTTTGGACGCTACCGAGATCCGCAGCTCCATCGCCACGCTCAAGGTCGATGGCGGCTATCAGCGGATCATCGAACAGGTCACCGAAAAGGTGCGGCAAGAACGTGCTATCGAGGAGACCGAACGGCTGCGTATCGAGACCCTGGTGCGTGAAGCTGAAGAGAGGCGTCTCAAGCGCGAGCAAGAGGAAGCCGAGCGCCAGGAACGCGAAGCCCTAGAGCGGGAGAGGAAAGAACGCGAACGTCAGGAACGCGCTCGCCGGGACGCCGAGGCAGCCGAATGGGCTTGGCAGGATGCTCAGCGGCGACAACAGGATAAATTGGCGCGGGAACAAAAACGCAAGGCCGAAGATGCTCAGCGACAAGAACAAGAAGCCGCCGCGGCACTGACCCGCGAACAAGTGGCACGCGAGCAGCGCGAGCGCGAGCAAGCGGCCAAAGACAAAGATCAACGTGAACACGAGAAAATGCAGAATGAGCTGCGCGAAAAGCGTCGCCTAGCCGCTGAAGAAAAGGAGGCCGAACTTTTTGCTTTAGCCGCCAAAGCGGCTCAGGCCGATCCTCTGCTCGACAGCCGCATCGTGCCATACTTCCGCAATCATAACTGCTTGAGCCGGTTCCGTGAGTTGGTGACCGACCCGAATGACCGGCATTGGTTTCCGATCACCGAGCAGCTGGCCCTCGTTAAGCGTATGTGCGAGCAATTCGAAAAGGATAATAGGGGCAGGTCGGCGCTCGAACATCTGTCGGCGAACTACGTCGGCTCTTATATCCGGGGCTTTCTGGAACAGAACCAGCGCGCGGCCCGCGAAGACGAACGCCGCGCCCGTACCCTCGGTGAAAGTTTCAAGGTCGAGTTGGCAAATGCAATAAGAGGCGCGGCTACGGTATTCGGCGCCGTCGCCAAGATGATGGATCTACTGGACAAGGGTGCCAGCCCGCCAGACGATTTTGAAGAAAAACTACGTTCTCTAGAAATGCACGCAACCGATGAAATCGAACGGTTGCGCGCCAAAAGTGGCTATGTCCGCGGCGCAAAGGAGATCCCCGGGCAGGTTACTCTGCTCCGGTCGGCGATCTCCCGTCAGTAATTCCCAACCCGCAAAGGAGAAGCATCAAAATGACAAAATCCAACAACCTGCCCGAACTCTTTGAACAAACTGACGAAGCAGCGGTCACGCGGGAGGCATTCTTCGCGGAGGCCTTTATGGAAGATTTCTCTGATCGCTTTGCCGAGGCGGAATTGTCTGAAGACCAGCTATTCCTGCTTAGCATCCAGGAGTTTGACAAGTGGCTCATGGAAGTCGGTGAGCTGCCGCCAGATAATGATGTCGACCCAATCTTTGCCCGAGGCCGGGGCGCGAAGCGCCAGGAAATTCGTGCCATGATCAATCGGGCGGCGGAATTTGGCAAGACGATTTGGCCGCCGTTTTCGATTAAATCCAACAAACGGGGCATCAATTACGAGATACGCCTGATGACCAAGCACCTCGAAAAGATGCCAGACGACTTGGCTGCGAGGACAAGGCTTTATATGGAAAATCAACTTGTTCATTGGAGTCGCATTGGCAAGCTCATGCGTGACGAGAAAATCACGAAACGTGCCCCAGCGCAGTTCATGAAATTCATCGGGATCGAACGCTCGATTGAGCTGACGCTGACAAATATGGTCGGCGCTCTCGGAAATCTCAATATTCAGCTAATCGCTGCGGCTCGAGATGCCAGAAAGTTTCTGGCGAGCATGCCTGGCGACGGCACCGGCGAACAGCTATGAACTCGATCAACTGGAAACAATTAAAAAAGATGGCAAATCTAATAATGGAGTGCCAGGACAGTGGGCGGCTTGACGCGCAGGGCGGCTATCCCTCCCAATGGACCATCTTCGCCAATCATATCATCATCGCTACCGTCGACCATAACGAGGCCCCCGATCTCACAATTGAATATCTGCCCGAATGGATCCAGGACAATTGGTACTGGATCGCGGAAGATTATGAGGAGGGTCTCAAACCCGAGGAAATCCTCGCGCGCATAGAACGCGAATGACGGAACCCAAGCTGTGCAAGGACTGCCGCTGGGCGGTCACCCGCGCTGCCGACTTGTCAATGCAGCGCGTCTATGACTGGGAATGTCGGCATTCGAGCTCGCTGATGCCCGCAAGCCCGCCGAGCCGCGTCACCGGCGAAATCAGACCGGCGTGGCATCTGGACTGTCAAACCGCACGATCCTGGGAGACGGACCCGCGCACCAAGCAGGTCTATTGCGGCGACGAGGCGCGCTATTGGGAGCCGATCGGCTTTGGGACTTGACCCCCCTGGAACCCGTGAGGAGATGGCCGCGGCCACCGAGCTATTGCGCCGCTGGCGCATACGTCGAGTCATGATCAAGCGCCGGGTCTTTTACCGCGACGACAAAAAGCGGCAGTTTTGCCGGTGCAAATGGTGCCGGGAGTTCCAGGGTGGCTACGTGTTCGAGTCGCGTTATCATCGCGACCATGATTTTGTGCCGCAGCGCACCTATCTCGGATTGCCGCTACGCCGACTTCGACGTCTGCCCGACTAGCCCTCACCCGAAAATCCCAATGGCGGCCCACAGGATCAGCCACCACAGTGACAGTGCCAGCAGCAGGATAAAGCCGCCAGCCAGACCGTGCGGCCAAACACCGGGATGCCGGTCGGTGACCGGGTTGATCATCGTCACCCCCTCTGTTACCGCCCTAGCCCGCCATCAATGACGTGCAGCAGCGGCGGCTCGTGGGTCAGCCGATATTGCGCAGGCCGCACAAAGCCCTTGGCGGGATCGCCAACCAAACAGCGCCGCACCCAGCCCTGATGCTCAAACTCGCTGCCGCGGTGATAGGCGCGCCAATGCCCGCGGCGCCAGTGCAATGCCGGTGACTCTTGGCTATTGCCGCGGATTGCGACACTGCGACTGACGGCGTAGCGCACCGCAGGCACGTTGACGGTCAGGATGTGCGTGTCCCCGTTTGTCGGCGGCTTGCCCTTTTTGCGCCGCCCGCGCGTCCACCACGGCGCCGGGTCCGGCGCGAACCTGTCGATCAGCAGTTTGTCGGTCAGCAGACTGACTATCCCGATCAACAAAATCGCTGCGATGGCGAGAAACCGGCACTGTTGCTCGTCATCGGCGTCGAGGACCGCCCAATGGGCAAACGGCACAAAAAACGCCCCCTCGGGATGAGCTGGAGATATTACCCCATTGGGAAAATCGGCGCTGAGACCGTTAAACAGGGCGCCGTACATCATGTCGCGGAACGGCTCGGGATCCTCCTTTGCCGCCGCCGCCCAATCGACATTCGAATAGAACCGCACTCTGACGACGGTACCCAGAGAGCTCGCTGGGCGACGCCACAACACCTCGCCGTCCATCTCAGCCGCTCGGTCATCGATCATCCTATGTAAAGAGCTGTCGTAGGCTTTGCCCGGCAGCGGCGGCGCACCGGGCGGCAGAGCCGAAGTGGGGTAGACCTCGACCTCCTCGGCCAGTACGGCCGTGAACGGAGAGTCGGCAGAAAATTCAAAGTAACAGACCGGGAACGGCAATCGCACTCGTCCTCCGGTTTCAACGATCTCGTCACATGCCGTGTCGCCACTGTTCTGAACCCATCCCACCGGCATCTGTCGGCAATCAAATACAGTTGCCTCTGAAAGCAGGCTGATGTGCTCCCACAAAAACGGGTCATATCCGTCCCGTTGGCGAAGCGTCGCTTGCGGCAGAAGTTGAGAATAGAGCTTCAGCCGGTCCTTAGGTGTTCGCTTCATCTTGCAGCAGTCCCGCAGCAAGCCATGCCTGGCGTAGGTGGAAAGGAAGTTGCCGCCAGCGCGAGCGGCCTCGGGCATGGCGGGCGAGACGCACACAACGCTCAGTGCATGGGCTCGCCGCCGCTCTGAGGCTCAGGCCATCGCGATAGAGCGCCCCGAGAAATTTTCCACAGATCGGGCAATGCACCGGATAGAGCGGGCGACACGCGCCGGTTAGCGGTGTGACAATCACGCTGCGGGCTCGGCGGGCGGTCCCTCGCCGCTGTCGATCACTAGTGATTTCAGCGGCACCGACTCGACGTCGGCAGCCCATTTGCGAAAATCCAGCTCGAGCGCGGCGACGGTGACGATAGTGCGAGCGGTGTGCGAGATCGCCCGCGCCTGCTCGGCATCGATCTGATGGCTGTTGAGCTTGTCGATCGTATCAAACAGCGCGTCGACCAAGCCTTGTGATGTGCGGCTGACCGGTTGGATGCTTTGAGCCATCTCTCCCCTCTCATCGACGGTTGATCCAAATGCTATTTTTACGAGTGGGTACCATCCGAATTTATTGCGGTTAATTCATCGGACGGACCCGCTTTGCGGGAAATTCGATTTTTCCGCAGAAATGCTCGGGTCGGATTTTTCATAAACACGGTTATGCGACTTTCACCCGGTTTTAATCGAATAAACCGGCAACCCTGGCGGGTTCGCCGCGATCACCGCTCACATCGAGCAACGTCCGCAACACCGCGCGCATTGTCTCCAGCTCGTAGTCGGCCTTAGCCTTGGTCATTTGCCGGTTGGCGACAAACCGCGGGTAGACGCGTTCGCGCAGTGCCAGCTCGCGGCGGACCGCGGCGATCTGCTCTTCCAGTGTGGTCATGATAGCTTGGGCCGGTTGCGCGAGCCCGGCGGGCGGCCGCGCCGCCGCGGGGTCTCAGGCGGCGCCAGCGTCGCGGCGAGCGCCGCTTGGCCTTCGAGCCAGCCCGCGTCCCACCGTTCGGCGCTATCCGTGCCTGGGGACCACGGATTGTTGCCGCGGTTGCGCCCGGCCTCGCCGGCTTTGCGCCCCTCGGCCGCGATCTGGTTGGCCTGGTGCTCGCTGATCTCTTCGCCGTTGCTCGGGCGGGCGCGTAGCGCGGGCCCGTCGGGGGCGAACAGATCGCCCTGATACCCCAGCGGCTTGCCAAACCACAGCATGTATTGGCGAAAATCGCGGTCGTGCTGCTCGCGCTTTTCGCCTGCCTGCTGGGCCACCTTGCGCGCCTGTATCAATGCGCTTTTTTTGAGGCCGGCTCCCTCGGCGCGTTTGAAGACGTCCTTGCGATTGCCGACCGCCTCGGCGACCATCTGGTCGGCGTTGTCGAGCTCCTCGACAAACCCGAGGAAGGTTTCCCGAGTGACGTTGCTGGCTGGGGCTGGGGATAGTTCGCCGCGCACCTCGCTCATCGATTTGCCCCCCGCGTATTTGCCGCCGTCAAGGTTACGTCTTTCCCGACGTAACTGGCAACAGGGGCCGCCGCATGCCGCAAGATTACAGGTGGATATTTCTGTGGATAAAGCCGCTCAGGCAAAAATTAAATATGGCAATTTATTCGACGGGGAATAAATTTCCGGGATAAACACCTTCGCTTTAAAACCAGCACCTTGGCGCGCCATGACTGTGTCTACCCCGGAATGGTCGGAGCAGGCCCTTCAGACCCGGATCCGCCGCCGCGCCGCCGAACTCGGCATCCCCGTGCGGGATTTACTGACCGCTGCCGGGATGGCCCCGGATGCGTTTAGTCATCCGCCGCGCACCAGTCGGCGGATCGATACGATCGAAAAATTGGCGCGGGCTGCCGACTGGAGCCTGGCCGAGGCGATGGGGTTTGAGGAGGTATCGACGGCCGTGCTGCAGATGGCGTTGGAAATTATGCGGCGCGGTCTGCGCGACGCAAAGCTGCCAACCGAGATGGAGGCGGAAATTGTTCGGACCGTGTATGATCTGCTGACCAAACGTCGTCGCGAAGGCCAGCCGATTGATCCGAACGTGACCTCCGCGCTCGAGGAAATGATCTACCGGACCTATGTGTGGGGAAGGTCAGTCCGGCCATTACCGCGATCACGAAAACAACCCGGCTGACAAACCACTGCGTGTCGCCGGCATTTGGGACATCCAGAGCCATCAGCACGAGCGTCACGCTGAGCGCGATACCGCCAACCGCCAGACCAGCCGCGACACCCGCCGTCCGGCCGGCCCAGCTGTGGATCTGGCGCGTCGCAAAGACCTGAGCGATAATGATCGGGCCAAAATGCAGCCGCGTCGGCAGCGAGCCCGGATCAAGATAAAGACCGATCAAGATCGCCGCGGCGGCGATTAACACCACCCCCCCGACGCAGCGGCCGATCAAAAAGCGCGGCCGCAATCGCCTCAGGATTTTAATCAGGCGCGCTTCGATGTCTGCCGAGGTTTCCCCGTTCATTCCATTCCCCCTCCGGACCGAGTGATTCTTTTTCTTGCAAATTCATTACACCCCAAACCATTCGTTTGGTGCAATATCGGCGGGCCGTCAAAAACTCGTCAAAACCGAGCGAGCGGGAGACCAAATCGGGTAATATAAAAAATTCGGGGGAGAAAAATTTTGGCCACAGAGCAGAGGCACTATATCACCGAATGGCGCAAGTGGCGGCGAATGAAAAAAATCGAGCTCGCCGAAAAACTCAATCTATCCTGCACGACCCTCTACCGAATCGAGACCGGACGACAAGAGTGTAACCTGGAATTTTTGCGCGCCTGTGCCGAGGCGCTGACCTGTACCCCGGCAGCCTTGGTGGGTTGGCCGCCAGGCGATGCCCATGCCTTGCACACTATTTGCGCGGGCCTCAAAGGAGATGATCTGGCGCGCGCCCTACGGGTGCTGCGCGCGCTGCAAAGCGATTATCTGGAAGGCCCCATGCCCGCTGATACCCGCGATCCAGAGCTCCAGGACGACGAATGTTAAATCACTCGCCGGCTGGCAAACCGAGCGTTTAACGAACGGTTTTTCCCAAGGGGTGCTGCCGTCGCGGCCGGCCACGGCGTGGCGGTGGGTAGACATCGGGGCGCAGCTCGGTGCGCGGTATTTTGTAGAGCTGCTCGATGAGCAGGACGTGCGGTTGGGGTATTCGCGTCCATTCGGCTACGGTTTGAGACGTCAGTTTGAGCGCACGCGCCAAGGCGTTAATCCCACCGGCCCGATCGATGGCGATTTCCAGACCCGGCTCCCGCTCACTCGGCATGACCGAGGAATATTACGCTCGCCCGCGACGGGCAAGCTTCAGAATAATGACGGCAGCGATGCGAGATCGGCGGGACGTTTTGGGTTTGCCTCGGGCTCGGCTGGAGCAAACTGCACCGCCCATTCGCGCAGCCGCAGGCGCCACAAATATTCGGCGGGGCCGATCTGAGGACCGCGTCCCCATACTTCGAGCGGGTCGACCTCGTCGTCGCCGATGCGCGCCCACAATCCCGACCACATGGTCGGCCCTTCCGCAACCAGCTGTGGCGGCAATTCTTGTGTGCACGACCACACCTGGCTAGGAGGCGAGGAGGCTTCGGTCGGATAGCACCAATATTCGGGCGGCTCGGTATATTCCTCAAGCGGCTCCGGGATCACCAACGGGCACGGTCGCCAAATGATTGCAGGGATCCACGGGCCGCCGCGGGCGAACTTCAGCTTGAAAAAGCCGGGTGCGGGATCGCTGGTCTGCAAGCCGCGCGGCGTGTCGGTTGATGATTTGCCAGCAAAGCGCTTGGCAACCTCGATGGGGAGGCGCCGCGAGGGCAGCGCGGGCAGCCGCGGCATGCTATTTTTCCAGATGAACAATTATGGTCTGAGGCCGGACGGGCAGCACCAGATCGGCCACCCGGCTGGCGACGACAATCGCCGCCAAGGCCAGCGCGATCATCGCGATCGCCTTTGGTACTTCCCAGCGGTCCAACCGGGCTTGTCGGCCGATCTGTTCGACCTGCGCGTGGGCAAGATCGATCTGCGCCTGGAGAAGCGCCCATTTAGCGCGCTCCTGATCGGCTTCGCTCGGCATGGTCATTTTATTAAAAATAGTGCGGCGCCGGGAAAAGGCAATATTTTTTCGCGGATCCAGGGAAATCATATTTTTTGGAAAATAGCGTAAACCCTGGCCTTCACAGTTGCACCGAAATTCCGAATGAAGTATATTTCCGCTCGGATAAACCGAGCATTTCAAGAGGCATTTTATGGCCGATGGCGCAGCACTGCAATCACCGGGGATCGGGCATAATCAACCCCCCGAGCCGGTCGAGGCAAACCTGGTCACCAGCGACCCGGCAGTATTGCGCGCGCAGCTCGAGCGCCGCTATCCCGAGCAGCTGGCGCGGGTTGCCGAGTTCAGTTTGGGGTTTGCCAAGGTGCCGGCAAAAATTACCACCGAGGCTGAAGCCGAAAAGGCCGTCACCTGGGGCGGCAAACAAGTCAAAGACCTGATGGGCGAGCTCGACAAAGCCCACACCAAGGAAAAAGCGCCCTATCTGCATACCGGTAATGTGGTCGACCGGTTTTTTAATGATCCGATAAAAAAATTAAAGGATATCGTTGGACTGACCGAGAAGCGGCTCCAGCAATACCACGACATCAAAAAGGCCGAACAGCGGCGCCGCGAGGCAGCCGAAAAGCGCCAAGCCGAGGTGGCCCGGCAGCGTGCCGAAGCCGAAGCCGCACGCGCGGCCGAGGAGGCCCGCGCCAAAGAAGTCGCCGGCGATCGCCCCGGCGCTGTGGCGGCGACCCAACGCGCCGAGCACGCCAAAACCGAGGCGTTGGTGGCAGCTGCGATTATCGAGCGCCCGCCCGCATCCACCGCGGTCAAGGGAGAATACGGATCGACCGGATTTTCCGTCGAGAAGTATGATTACGAGGAGATCGCCCCCGCCCTCGTGCCGCGCGGCTGTCTGATGATCGATGACAAGGTGGTGCGCGAACTGATCGCAGCAGGTGCGCGGGACGATGACATTCCCGGCATCCGAATATTTTCGGCCGATCGATTCACCATCCGCAAGTGCTAAATCCCCAAACAGGAGGTTTCCCCCATGCCTGATGACGCCCGACTGCCGACCACCACCACCGGCCACCTCTCGATCCTGCGCGACCCCAGCCGCTTTGAGTTCACCCAACGGGTGGCGCGGCTCTATTCGGAATCAAAACTCGTTCCGGAGCACTTGCAGAAAAATATTTCCGACTGCTTTATTGCACTGCAGATGGCTGACGCAATGGGTGAGGACCCGTTGATGGTCATGCAGAATATTTACATCGTCAATGCCAAAGCCGGATGGTCGGCCGCTTACATGATCGCACGGGCCAACCGCAGCGGGATTTTTCGCGGGCCGCTGCGCTGGCGCACAAAAGGCCAGGGGATCGATCTGGAGGTAACATGCTATGGCGATCTCGCGCATGTCAGCGAGGGCGAGCGGGTCGAGGTCACAGTGTCGATGGCGACGGCAAAGGCCGACGGCTGGACCCGCAACGCCAAATACACCTCGATGCCGGAGCAGATGCTACGCTGGCGGTCGGCGACATGGCTGATCCGGCTGTATTGCCCCGAGGTAATGATGGGGTTGCCTACGGCCGACGAGGTCGAGGACACCTGGGGCAATCATTTGACCGACGTCACCCCGCCACCGCGCCCCGAGCTCGCAGACTTTACCGAGCCCAGTGCGGCGCCGCGCGTCCCCCGGCGCGGCCGCCCCCGCGCGACTGAGCCGGTGGCAACTGAGGAGCCGGTGGCAACTGAGGAGCCGGCGGCAGCGCCGGTCCCCGCCGAGACCGCCGTAGCTGAACCCGCCGAGCGGCCGTATTTCTTTAACGACGAATATGGCGAGGTGCACGAGTTTGACAGCCTCGACGAGGTGGTCCCCATCTATGCCGAGCGGCTCGAAGCCGCTCGCGGCAACCCCCAGCGGCTCGAGGCGACCTGGCAAAACGGTAGCCAGCTGCTCGCAGCATTGCGCGAGCGCGGCCACGCCACAGCCGCCGACATGCTCAATGCTGAATACGGCCGGTTGCAGGGCGAGATAGAGGCGGCCGAAGCGCCTGCCGCAACATCCACAGAACCCGACGACGGCAAGCCGCAATACGATGTCCTGGTGCCGCTGCTCGATGGCATGACGATCAGTAAATGGCACATGCCGGCCCGCCTCAAGCTCAGCGAGATGGACAAACTGAAGCGGCCAGCGCGGGATTATGTTCGGTTCCGCGAGGCCCACGAGACCGAGTTGGCACGTCTCCAGATCGAATGGCCCATGTTCCACGCGAACCTGATGAATGTGATCAACGCGGGCGCCGCTCAAGCATGAGCGAATGGCAGCGTCTGTTGGCGACCGGGGCGGTGGTCGCGATGCCACCGCGCCGCCGGCCAAGCTATTGGCCGATCCCGTTGGCAATCATCGCCGGGTCCATACTGATATGGGCGGGTGTAGCATGGCTAAACCTCCGCTGACCGTACCGATCGTCGGCGCCGTGTTCCAGCGGGGCGCAGCCAAGAAACTGAACGCACTGCCGCTTGGAGCGCCGCTGCAGTTGGTTCGCGAGCCCGGGAACCCGCATGATCCTCTGGCGGTCCAGGTGTGGGCCGACGATGCGCAAATGCTCGGGTATGTGCCGCGCACCAGCAATGTCGACGTCGCCTGGGCGCTCGACGGCGGGGTCCGGGTCAAGGCGGTGTTTGCCGGCTACGGGCTCGACCGCCAGCCGGCAATGCAGCTCGTATGGCCGTGACCAAGCCGGTTTATTGGATGTACGAGTCTAGCGGTGTGCTTCGCCCGGCGGTCGAAGCCTACCTGAACGACGAGCCCCTGACCGGCGCGCAAATCGCCGCCCTGCGGGCTTACTGCCGCCAGTGGATTATGTCGGACGTTTGGGACCACCCGGACGTCTCCGAGGAGGGCCGAGGCTGGCTGGCCGAGCTGCGTTCCGATGTCGAAGGGCTGACGAGCCGCGCGGCGATCGCCAGCTGGCTGTACCGGGCGGCCGGGGCCGGGCTCGACCCGCTATGATGAAGCGCCTCGCCATACAAATCGGCGTGTCGGCAATCCTGGGCATCGGCGCCGGCCTGAGCGTCTGGCTGCTGGTCAAGCTGGTCGGCGAGCTGCTGACACGTCCGCCAAAACATATGGCATGGATTGCGATCCCGTGCGGACCCGTGGGCGCGGTGTTGCGCGCCAAGGCCGACGGATCGTGGGAATGGTGCGATGCGCTGGACCAGCCAGCGTAAGGCCGCGCTGATCGAGGCGTGCCGCAGCGGTGAGCGCTCGCTGGTGGCGATCCTCGTCGAGTACGCGATCTCTCAGGAGGAATTTGCCGAATGGGTCAGGCTCTACCAGCGTGGTGGCCGCAACGCGTTGAGATCGACCAAGCTGCAGGCATATCGGGCGCTGGAGAAGGACAAAAGATTACCACGGCGCCCTGGTAAATGAATAAAGATTTAAATCAAAGCGAAAAGAATTTTATTACCCCGGCCTATGTGCCGGATTATTTTGTTCATGAAGAAGTAACTTGGCCGAGCGAAGCAGAAAGCGCAAAATCCGGTACCTCCCGAGCTGACGAGCTTACGGAGAATTAAACGTGCTGGAGAATCGCCGATGAAATTATCATTGTTTGCTGCGGCCGCCATTGTCGCGTCACTGCTACCCGGAACCTCGGCTCTCCATTCTGAACCAATTACTGGCGCAATCTCGCTTAGTGATGGCGGCGTTACGGTGCCGCCCGTGCCGAGCACGTCTATCGTATCGAGCTTGAACATCGTCACCCAAGGGACGCCAGCGTCTAACACTTGCACCGGCTCATTCACCAGCGCTGCCCCCGCCTGCAACCTCGCTGGTCCGGTGACTGCCGCAACAATCAATCTGCTGGCTCCGAGCGGGACCATCTACAGCTATGGAGGCTTTACTTTCGATGTCACGGCTATCGGTGCTATTCAGCGCACCCCGCTGGACATGAGCGAAATTGTCGATCTCGGCAGCGACGCGCTTGAGTTTTCGATGGTCGGGGTTGTCACGGGCAACGGATTTGATGAGTCTGTATGGGCCGGCCAGTGGACTGGCCAAGGCGTCTGTGCCGGCACTGCCGTTCCGGTGCCAACCTGCCTGTCGAGTCCGTCAGCGTCTTATTCGGTGAGCATTGTTGCCGTTGGAACCCCCGTTGCCATCCCCGAGCCGAGCTCGCTGGCCCTGCTCGGTGGGGCTCTGCTCGGTCTCGGCTTTATGATGCACCGGCATGGGTTTAGGCGCCGTTGACAAGCTTGCGGGCGGGGCCGAGCGGGTCTCGGTGCGCGTTGGATAATGGCGCGCAAGGAGGAACACCCGAAGGGGCGGGGCCCGCGAGAACTTGATGGCTTGAGATGCATATCGCCTTCTTATGTACTTGGCTTGGTCTGTTATGCGGTGATCCCTCTTCGTGCCCGGAAGCGGCGGCATACTCCCAGCGTGCCCCAATGATGGGCAAAGTTGCCGCGGAGTGGATTTGCAGTTTCGCCGCGGAGTGCGGCCGAACTTACGACGTCTTTTTGATTCAAACCGATCCTGACAAAGACGCTGATTTCAATGTCTGCCGGCCATCCGATGAACAGCCGGGGTAGCTCCAACCGGTAGAGCAGCCGCCTTGTAAGCGGCAGGTTGTCGGTTCAACTCCGGCCCCCGGCACCAGCCCTTTAGAAACAAAAAAAAGCCCCAGCCGATTGAGGCTGGGGCGCCGGGTCTTGGGTAAACTGGGTAGGCGAAGAGCTGGAAACGCAACAGCCCCCGAGGTGGGGGCTGTGGCTGGCCGCCGAAGCGACCCCGAATTTTTCGGTGCAGAAAAATAATCGGGGAAATTAGGCGAAAAGGCAAGCGGTATTTTTTCCGCGACACCCGCTACATCGGGGTAGCTCCCGCCTCTGCGTGGGTGGGTTTGGGGGCGCTATGGCCATCGGCTCCCGCTCTCGGCCGTTTTGCTTTCTCCTCCTCGGCACCGATCTCCTTGGCGTTACGGATCATCAGAATAAAGTCGCAAACCTCCTGGATCGCGACGGTATATTGGAACTTGTCCGCCTTGTCGCGCAGCGTGCGCCACTGCTCGTCGGTCATGATAAAATGATCGGCCTCGTCCTTGATCGCCGCCAGAAGCGGTTCCTGCGCATTGCCGCAACGCAGGACCTCATCGGCACTCATGCCACCGCCAGGCGGGCCAAACCGCAGTATATTGGTCAGCAGCTCGCCGTAATTGAAGACCGAGCCCCCTGCGGCTTCGGTCACGTCGATAATTTTGAGCTCGATCCTACGTGCCATTTCCTTTGCAACTCCTTTTACGTGCCTATAGATTACATGGCGTGTGCGACGAGCGCACCGGCAATGGCCGCCGCCAGCGACAGCCACAGCCACCCCCTCATGGGAACCAACGTCGGCCGGGGCTGGCAGCAACCGGCGTGTTGGGCCCCGCGCACGTCGCATCGGCCCCCGCGCGAAATTTGATCTGCATGTAAGACTCGTGGACGCCGGTCCAGGTCCCAGGAGTAGGGCAGCCGAAATTATTGGTGTACCAATCTGCGTCAGCAAAGCACTTGTCGGTCTCTAGGCCGTCGGTGCCCCCGCCGCGGGCGGCCGAGCATCCCGCATTAGCCGCACCCCCAACCATCTCTAGATAATACTGACACTGCGATTGCAAATGGGGGCCCCCCGGCGGGGTGAAATCATAAACAATATCCGTAAAATTATTCCAATCGCTGCCCTGCCAGATCTGCCCGTCGGGCGTCCTCCAGGTCGTAAACCCCTGCCAGTTTAGCGGATCGCTGGCCAGGGAAGCCCCGGCGAAGTACCACAGCCCGGGCTGTTGCGTCCCACCATTGATCCTGATGAAATTGGTCGCCTGCAAAATGTATGTTCCCAAATTCGTATTCCAGGCGGTCTGCGGCAAGGAATAAGTCCCTTGCGGGCTCGGGTAGGGGCCGGGAGTGGACCAGCTTTGCGTATTATGTGGATTAGCCAGCGGTTGCACATGCGTCAAATAATTCGCCCAAGTGCAGGTCGGGCATGGCGGGACCGCGCTCGCCGACGTTCCCTGGGTTGAGAAGGTCCAACTATGCGTGACATTATCCCAAAAGTTAAATCGGTTCTGGGCGTCCGGCTGCGCCAGGTCCGCGATCGATATCCGCGCGATCAGCACCCCTTGATTGACCAATGCCGTCGGGTTCGCCGGATCGCCACTGAGGTTTGATATCGTGACATAGACGTAACCATCCGGATCAAGCATCGGCACCGGAAATTCGACGCCGCCAGACCAGCCTACCCCGGTGGTTGCCGCTGCGCAGTACTCGGCAGCCAGCGACTCGCTGACAATCCGCCCGCGATCGATCCAGGTATTGCCATGGTCGGTCGACATTGCGACGCCAGCGCGACCGGACGTCGTCGTCATGCAGTAGCCGTCACCGCCAGGTCGCGGATCGGGCAGCGACGAATACTTGTCCCAATAGCACTGCCAAAATGGGCCCGCTCCGGGACATTGGGCCTGCGCCGTCGCCGAGGTGCATTTGACCGGCGTCGCCGGGGTCGAGGGGCAGGCGCCCTGCTCCTCATGGTAGAACCCGTAGAGCACCTCACTGCCGGGGGCCCCGATGCTAATGACCCCGGACACCCACGGGCGGCGGGTGCGCTGCGCATTGACCCATCCGGTAATGCTGCTGATGTCGGGGGCCGAGTCGACAGCCCCGCCACTGGTCAAGCCGGGATTGTAGGTGGTGCGCGAGGTCAGGTTCCAGCTGTTGCCGGGGCTCACCATTACATTGCCGGAGGGAGCCAGCAGGTACATCTTGCCGTTGTACCACCAGTACGGATTGGGGGTTGAGTCGGTCTGAGGGGGCGCCAACAGGTGCGCGGTCGGTAGGCACATCGCGAAGGACGTGTAGGATGGCGGCGCCGCAGCCGCCTGCGAGGCAAGCCCCAGGCACAAAAAAAGCCCCAATCGGGGCCAGGGGGATGAGGGGCGCGTTCGGGTTAGCATGAGCCGTGCACCGCCGTCAGAAACACGCATATCCGCGGCACCAGGCCAGTCCCCGTCGCGGCATTGGCGCTGGTTACCGGAGTGGTGAGGAGACTACTGACAAACGGCGCCGTCAAATTCCCGCCAAACCCGCCCGCCGCCACCGGCCAGGGCGACGCATAATGCGTGCCGTGGTAGTTCTCTCCACCCAAGTCTAGCGGAATAGTCACCAATCCCACGGCGCTGCTTCCGTTGGTGGAGCTCAGCGCCGCACCATTGCGATACAGCACGAGACTTCCAGGGGTGTTGACGCTTGAGAGACGCACAACAACGGATGAGCCAGTAGAATCGCTAACAGTACTGGAGACGCTTCCGCCAGGCGCGGCATCGCTGAGATTCCCCTGGAAATTGGTTGTGGTCCCGGCGGACCACGGAAGTATTCCAGCAGTCTGTGTGGCGTCATCCGCCCCCATAATCTCATACTGAGTCCCTGAGTGCCAACTCCTGAATGTCCAGGCATGGATCAGCGCGCCGCCTAACACATATTGGGTGCCCCCGGCGGATGGGGTGAATTGAGTATTGAGATAGATTCCGGTCGTGCCTTCCGTGGGAGGAGTGGAGGTCGTGTTCGACACGTATCCGGTGTTGGCGACAAACGTTGGGGAGCCAACAGGGATCAGCGTGAAGCTGCTGCTCTTGAGATTGAGATTGGCAATCTTCTGCGCGGTTGCGAGCGTATGGGTCGCATCATCGGTCGCCGGAACCCACAGCGCATCCATGAACGGCAGAACGTTGTCGTGTGACCCATTCAGATTGCAGATCAGGTCATCGTAAGCTTTGAGGTGATTGGTCGGGCCTGCGGTACCGCTAATCGGTATCGGCCCATCGAGTGTCGCCGGCAACGCCCAGACTCTGGCAAAGAACGCCGTGGATTCCGTGCAGCTCCCGGTAGGTGCCCCGCCGCTGGCGGCGCCTACCAACGTCTGGGGATAGCAGGTTCCCGTGTTGGTCGCCCCGGCCAGGGTGACCGGAATGCCGATCGGGTAGTTGCCGGCAGTGCTGATCGTGGTGCCGCCAATGTTGAGATTGCTGCCGGAAATGGCAAAGCTGCCGTTGCTCGTCGCACCCGAGCAAGCCCCCGTGGTCGCCAATGGTCCAAATGTCGCCCCGGCGCAACTTCCCGCCGAACAGGTGGCAGTCAGTGTGTCGATCGTGGAGTTGGCCGCCGCCGGAGTAGTAAAATTAAGGCCGTTCGAGAGCGTAACCCCGGATATAGTCGGCGCACCGCCAGTGACCCCCGGCGCGGACACGCTCAAATCGGCGTACCACTTGCTATTTTTCGAAACCAGCGAGACCATCTGGTAGGGGCCGACGGTCAGCGAGCCCCCGCCATTGAGCGTCCCGGCGGCGGCACTGAGGGTTAGCGTGCCGGGGCCGACCTGGAGAGCGAACCCGGCGCCATCGCCCAAGTTATTGCCGGAAGTCGCGGCGGGCAGCGTCGTGGAGATCGCTCCGTTAAATGTCAGCTCGACGATCTTGGCATTGTCGGCCGCGCTCAACGGTGTCGTCAGTGTGGCACCTGTTTCGGTGCGCCATGGGATCGTCGAGCCGATCTGATAGCCGCTGCCGACCTGCTGCCAGGTAAGATCGGGCGTGCCCGGCGAGATCTGATCCGGGCGCAGCCCTTGCGCGTAGCACACGACCGCCCATGGCAGGCAGAAGCATGCAACCAGAAGAGCGCGTTTCATGGTATGCTGAAACATTGGGTTGAATTTAGCCCCTCGAAGTAAATCGTCGAGTTGGGCAGGACGGTGTTGACGAGTATCGCATTAACCGCTTGGTTGTTGATCTGCACACCACTTGATGGATAGATCCCGAGCGGGTTAGCGCCGCTGTTGCGCACGATGCAATGATCCCCCGGCGGGATCGCTCGAAGGGTCACCACTCCATTGAGGGGGCAGGTCGTTATGACATTAAATTGACTGGTCAATGGCACGGTGCCTTGGCCGCCGGTCGCCGCGGTAACGCTAGCGCTTATTGTGTCGGCCCCGGCCGGAGTGATCGCGAATCCGTTCACGAGGAGTCGCATACAGTTCAGATCGCCCGCCGTCGGAGTGGCTTGCACGGGTGTCGTCGGGCCGACCGTCAGACCGCGGTCAAAGGTCGCCTGCACTTGGGGTGTCGCCGAGTTCAGCGGCGTGGTCACGATGTCGAGCTTGGTGCCCTGATTGCTATCGTCAAATGTCTGGATCGCGGTAACCAGGATGCGCGCGTTGCCGACGAGGGCATACTGTGACCCCCCAAATCCGCGAAATCCGATGTTGCCGATCACATCGTTATTTTGGATCGGCCCGGCGCCCGTCACATTGGCGCGGCGCAGGATCATGCCCGGAACACCGGCAATCGCATCAATCACCACGGTCGGGGTCTCGGCCGTGTTGCCGACCGCCCAAAACGTCGGTGTCGCAAGGTTCGGCACACCCGGCAGCGAGCCGGCCCGCTGGACGATGACATTGCCCGGTGCGGTGCCGGTGATCGTGCCGCCGGTGAGCGGCAGACCGCCGCCGCCGGTTGGCGCCGCCCAACTTGGCAGCAAGCCGCCGGATACGGTTAGCACCTGGGTCGCGGTCCCGATCGCGAGACGGGTCATGTTGCCGCTGGCGTTGCGGAACCAGACATCGCCGGTGGCGTCGGCGCCGGCGCCCACCCCGACCGCGAGCTGGGTCAGCTGCGAGGTGCTAAAGATCGCGCCCGTGCAGCCGCCCAAAGCCGTCCCGGCGTTGTTAAACTGCACCTGGCCCGCGCTGCCCGCCGGGGTCACGGCGAGTGTGGTGCCGCCCGAGAACGTAAGGTTGTTGCCCAGCGGGATCTCGGTTATGGCCGAGTTCGCCGTCACCGTCGGGTTGCCCAGCAGTCGGCTGGCCAGCGCGACATTTTGCATCTTCGCGTAGGTGACGGCGAGGTTGGCGATCTTGCCGGTCGTCACGACCAAGGGCTGAATGAGCGTCGCCAGCGTTGTCGCGGTGCTGACCACATCGCCACTGAGGTTCGCGCTCGAGGTGATCGTCGTGCCCGAAGCTGCGATCGGGATCTGCCCCGAAGTCATGCCCGAAACACCGGTCGACGTCACCGTGGCAACCAGCGCGCCGCCGGAAAAGTTGAGCCCGGCGCCGAGCGGGATTTCGCTCAGAGTTCCCGCCACCCCCGGATTGCCGAGCAAGACCGCCGCCGATACGGTGGTTTGCATCTTGGCGTAGCTGACGGCGTTGTTGTTGATCATCGCGGTGAGCACCCGGTTCGCACCGATCGACGTGACCCCGCCTTGCGCGATCGTCACGTCGCCGCTCATCGTGGCCCCGGCAACTGTCTGACTTATGCCCGACGAATACTGGGCGATCTGAGGCCCGGTGCCAGTATTGACCTGGCCGCCACCGGTTGAAACGGGCTGCCAGGAGGGCAATCCGCTAACGAGCTGCAGCAGATTGCCGTTGCTACCGGATGGCACGCGCGTCAGCGCGCCCGAGGCCGCGCGATACCAAATATCGCCGGTGGCGTCCGCGCCGGCGGCGATTGCTATATTAAGCGAAGTCAGCGACGAGCTGCTAAAGGTGGCGCCGGTCGACCCGCCAAACGTGGTTGAACTGAGGTAATACTGAACCTGGTTGGCCGCACCGCCCGGGGGTGACCCGCTGCCCGTTGCCGGCACCTGCCCTTGGACCAGCAACCGCCAGCAGTTGACGTCGCCCGGCTGATCCCCGCCCACAGGAGCGGGCGGCAGATTAACTCCCGAGCCGACCGTCAACCCCGGGCCCATCGTCGCAATCGACGTTGGCAGCGTCGCCGAGTTAAACGGGATGGCAGAAAATGTCAGCTGCGTGCCCCACGCGCCGGGGCCAAAATTTTGCAGCGCCACCGCGCCGATCCGCGCCACCGCCGTGGTGTAGCCGGGGCTGGTGTCATAGCCGCGCCAGGCGAGGTTGCCGATCAGATCGTTCTGGATGATCCCGGACAGCGAGGAGGGCAGGGTGCCATTGGCGCGGCGCAGCAGAAACGACATCCCGATGCCAATCGCATCATTGAGGATCGCCGTGTTTTCGCCGTTATTGCCGACAACCCACAACGGGACCGCGGTGATGCCGGTAGGTGCGGTCGGCAATGAGGGGGCGCGATTGATCGTCAGGGTGCCGGGCGTCGTCCCGCTGATCGTCCCACCCGCGGTCGGGATATATGGACCGCCGGTGACATTGAGCGTGGAACCGACAAACTGGAGACTCGCTCCTAACGAAATCTCGCTGACCGTGCCGCCGGTCGGGCTGCCGAGCAGCCGCGCGCCCGAGACGGCTACTATGTTCCCGTAGCCGACAACGCCCGAATTGAGCGACGTCGCCCCGCCATTGGCGATCGATATGGCGCCGGTCACCGTCACACCGGCAACCGCCGAGGTCGTGAGTGGTCCGGTGTATTGGGCTATCTGCCCTTGCGTGCCTGAATTGACCGTGCCACCGCCGGTCGCCACGGGTTGCCAGGAGGGCAGACCGCCAGAGACCTGCAGCAGATAACCCGGATTCCCCAGAGGTAGGCGTGCCAGAAGTCCGCTCGCGTTGCGATAGTAGAGGTCGCCGGTCTGGTCGCTGCCGGCACCAATTCCGACCGCCAGCGAGGTCAATTGCGTCGAGCTGAAGATGGCGCCGGTCGAACCGCCAAAAGTGATTCCAGTGTTGTATTGGACATTCCCGGTCGAGCCGCCAGGCGTGGTGCTCCCGCCGGTAAACGGGTTGCCGTCGATAAAGATGCGACGGCAGTTGATGTCGCCGACGGCCGGAGTTGGCTGCGTGCCCGTCGGGCTGCCCACCGTAAGCCCTGCCGGGCCATAGGTCGCTTGGAGGGTCGGGGTGGTGGGGCCGCCCGCCTGGGTGGCCCAGATCTGCACCGCCGAACCGCGCCCGCTGCCGGTCCAGGCCTCGGATGCCACAGCCATCACCCGCGCTGACCCAAGACCGTAGCCGCTCTGCCCATATCCACGCCAGGCAACCGCGCCCATCGCATCGTTCTGGTTGAGCGGCGCGGGCGAGGCGTTGGTGTTGTTCGCATGGCGCATAATCAGCGCGTCGGGAATGCCGCCGCTGGCGCCAAACGAGTCCCACATCACCACCTGGGTTTCGAGATCGCCGGCAACCAACCGCAAGGGCGCCACAATGCTTCCCTCGATTGCTGGCGGGGCTGCGGTGTTGCGGTTGATGATCAGCGAGCCGGATACGGCGGCAGTTGCAAATGAGGTCGGGGTGCTGACGACCATGCCGCGAACGTTCGGCGTGTTGGTCCAGCCAGCATTTTGCCGGGAATAGCTGGTGCCATCGCTGGTCGCCTCGGGAAAGCTGCCCGTGCCGACGACGGCCCCATTCACCATGATGCGGTTTGCGTTGATGTCGCCGAATACGGCGCCGCCCGATGGCGGCGACGGGTTGCCGACGACCAGACCGGTACCGCTAAAGACGGCCTGCTGCGCTATCGCCCCGCTGTCGGTCGGAGTCGTCCACACCGACACCGCCGTGCCGCGATGATTGGCGTCAATCCAGTCTTGGGTTGCAATGCACTGAAAGCGCGCGTTGCCGGTAGGGCTAAAGCCGGCACTCCCGTCATAGCCGCGCCATGCAAGGTTGCCGAGCTGATCGCCGCTGTTGATCTGTGTCAGGAGGGTGGACGGCGTGCCATTAGCCCGACGAAAGATCAACGACCCAAAATTAGCGAACGTGTCCAGCACATAAGCGGCGGTTTCGCCATTTCCCGAGACCACCCAAAACGGGGTGACCGTACCGCTTGGCACCGGCGGCAAAGTCGTATTGCGGTTGATGATCAATTGACCCGGCGAGATCCCGCTGATCGTGCCTCCTGCCTGCGGCAGGTAGCTCGCGGCCACCGCGCCCGCGGTTACGTAATTCTGGTTGGCTGCACCGGTGATCAGCCCGCGGGCGTTAAAGGAAATCCCCTGGACGGTCGCGGCTGTCACTGCGTTGGTGAGCGACAGCACGCCGCCGGCCGCGATCGTCGCGTCGCCGCTAACCGTGACGCCAGCAACTACCGAGCTCGAAGTCGGCCCCGGATATTGGGCGAGCTGCGCTGCGGTTCCCGGTTGGACCGTGCCGCTGCCGGTTGAGACGGTTTGCCACGCAGGCGCGCTCCCGGTAACCCCAAGGATCTGCCCAGCCGTCCCGAGAGTCAGTTTGGTCAGTGCCCCGCTGGCTGCCCGATAGTACATATCGCCTGCGCCGTCACCACTGAGCGCGATGTTCATCGAGGTCAATGCCGAGCCGTTAAACGTGGCGCCGCTTGACCCGCCAAACCCGGTCCCGGTGTTGTACTGCACCTGAGCGGGCGAGCCGCCCGGGGTGCCGCTGCCACCGCCGGTTGCGGTGATCGGTAACCCGTTGACGAGCACCCGCTGCGCGTTGACGTCACCGATCAGCATCCCGCCAGGCGGCGGGGTCGGAACTCCGACCGTCAACCCGGGCCCAAACGTTGCCTGCGTCGTGATGGTGTTCTGTCCCGGCGGGGTCGTCTGCAATTGGATCGCAGATCCCCATGCGCTGTCGGTCCAGCTCTCAAGGGCAAAACACTGAAATCGGGCGGTCGCGGTCGTATAGTCGGTCGTGTCATGACCGCGCCAAGCCAGGTTGCCCAGCTGATCACCGTAAATGATCGGGAGCGGTGAGCCGACGGTTCCATTGGCGCGGCGCAGGATCATCGCGCCAAAATCAGCCACCGCATCGAGAACAAAGCTATTGCCCTCGCCTGGGGCGCCAACCCCCCAGAAGGTCGGGACGGCGAGTGCCGGCACGGGTGGCATTGCTGTGCCGCGGTTGACGACGGCCGCGCCAGGCGCCGTGCCGATTACCGTCAGACCGCGCAGCGTTAGGTTGTTTACCCAATTATTGTTTTGCCGGGAGTAGCTGGTGCTGTCGCTCGTCGCGTCGAGAATGCCGCTCCCCGCGGCGACCGGTTGACCGTTGATAAAAATGCGTTGCGCGTTGATGTCGCCGATCGTCGGGCTCGGTTGCGTCTGCGACGGCGAGCCCACCGTCAGACCGGGGCCAAACGTCGCCTGCAGCGCAGGAATTGCCGAGGTCAGCGGGGTGGTCAGCACTTCGATCTTGGTGCCCTGCGCCTGATCGGTGAAGGGTTCGAGCGCGGTAAACTGCAGCCGGGCGTTGCCGAGAGTGTGATATCCGGTCGTGCCATAGCCCCGCACGGCCACTTGGCCCAGGATATCGCCGAGGGCGATCGGGGTGGTGCCGCTGCCGTTGGCGCGGCGCAACATGAGTATCGCCTGCCCGCCGATGCCGTCGATCAGCGCCGTGGGAACTTCGTTGATGGCGCCAACCGCCCATAGCACCGGGTTGGCGCTGGCGGCTCCCGCGGGCAGCGTTGCCGCCCGCTGGATTGTCAGGCTGCCCGGGGTCGTGCCGGAGATCGTCCCGCCGGCGAGCGGCAAAAACGCGCCGCCGGTGGCCGTGGCCACAGGAACGCCGTTGACGTAGATCCGATTGGCGTTGAGGTCGCCGGTCTGCATCGCCGTCGTCGGCGCGACGGGGCCGCCAATCGTCAGCCCCGGACCAAAGGTCGCCTGAGTTTGGATATTCGCGCCACCTAGTGAGGTGGTTTGCAATTGCACCGACACGCCTTGCGCCTGGTCGGTCCAGTCTTCAAGCGCGTAACATTGAAACCGGGCAACCGCATTGGTGTAGCCGCTCGGGCTATAGCCGCGCCAGGCGATGTTGCCCAGCTGATCGCCGAGACTGATGTGGCTCGGCGCGGTGGCACTGGTGTTGGCGCGGCGGAACAACAGCGCGCCAAACCCGGCAAATGTATCGAGCACATAAGCGGTTGGCTCGCCGGTGCCGGAAACCACCCAGAACGGTGTGACCACGCCTGCCGGAGGGGTCGGCAAGGTGGCGCCGCGATTGATGATCAGGCTACCCGGCGAGGTGCCGCTGATCGTGGTGCCGCGGAATGTCGGTGTGTTGGTCCAAAGGTTGTTCTGCCGGGCATAGCTGGTGCTGTCCGCGAAGGCGTCGGCGATGCCGGTAACCGGATTGCCGTTCTGCAAGACGCGCATCGCGTTGATGTCGCCCGGCAGGTTGCCGCCTATGGGTGCGGTCGCATTGCCAACCGTCAGACCCGGCCCCAGCAGTGCGGTGACAACAGGCGTGGTGCCGCCCGCGCCGCCGCCGATTGGCGTTGTCCACAACTGGATCTGGGTGCCCTGTGCCGCGTCGGTCCAATTCTCGGCCGCGGTCGCGCTGATCCGCGCGACACCGGTCGACCCCCACCCGGTGGTGCCGTAGCCGCGCCAGGCGTAGTTGCCCATCTGATCGCCGGTCTGCAGCGCCGCCGGAGCTGTAGCGGTCCCCCGTGCGCTACGCATCATAAACGCGAGCACGTTCGCGAACCCGTCGAGCACGACCGCACTGGATTCGCCGTCCCCGGCAATCACCCGCAGCGAGGGTGTGGTAAAGGCCGGAGGTGCGGGCAGGACCGTGTTGCGGTTGATCGTCAGGGTGCCGGGTGCGGTGCCGGTGATGATGGCACCCAGCAAATGCGGGATGTTGGTCCACGCACCGCTCTGCCGACTGTAGCTGGTGCCGTCCGAGGGCGCCTCGGGGATGCCGCCGGTGCCGGGTGTGGTGCTCCCGGTCGGCACCTGTCCTTGGACCAGCAGACGCTGGACGTTGAGGTCGCCGATTTGCATCCCGCCGATCGGCTGCGTCGGGTTGCCAACCGTCAGACCGGGGCCAAAGCTCGCCTGCAAGACCGGTGCGGTGGCACCCGGTTGGGTGGTTTGGATCAGTATCCCTGACCCTCGGCCGGGACCGGTGGTCCAATCCTCGGTGGTGACCCCGGTCAGCCGCGCGGCACCCAGACCATACCCGGCAGCCCCGTAGCCACGCCAGGCGATCGAACCCATCGCCGCCCCCAAACCGAGCGGCTGCGGCGCGACGTTGGTTCCTGCTGCGTGACGCAGGATCAGCGCGTCGGGAATGCCGCCGCTGCCGCCAAACGAGTCCCACACCACCGCCTGGGTCTCGCTGTCACCAGCGATCAGCCGCAGGGGGGCGGCAATGCCCGCCTCGAGCGGCGGCGGTGCGGCGGTGTTGCGGTTGATGATCAGCGAGCCCGGGCTGGTCCCGCTGATGCTGGTGCCAAGAAAACTGGGGGTGTTGTCCCAAATGCCATTCTGGCGGCCATAGGTGGTGCCGTCCGAGGGCGCTTCGGAGACCCCACCCACTCGGTCGACGTATTGCTTGGTTGCCGCACCTAGCGCCGCGGTCGGGTCACCCGACAGCAGCAGCGGCCCGGTCATCGGGTTGGCCCCGGTGCCGCCCAGCGGCACAACCTTTTGCCAGCTGACCGTCTGCCGGCCGTAGGCAAACCCGTCATTTGGCGCGTCAACCGAACCGCCGACGATGACGGTATCGACATAGCGCTTGGTTGCCGCCTGAAACGCCGAGCTCGGATCACCCGACAGGATCAGCGGCCCGCTCATCGTGCCGCCGGCGAGCGGCACCGCGTTGTTGGCGATGGTGCCGATCGCGTCGGCGTACTGCTTGGTAACCGCACCGAGAGCGGCTGTCGGAGGGCCGGACAGCACCAAGAGCCCGGTCATCGTGTCGCCGGCCTTGCGGATCGTCGCCACCCAGGAGCCAGGCGCGCCCCCCGCGCGACCGTAAATGTTCGCGTCGGTCGGTGGCTCGGAGATGCCGGTGCCGGTGGCGCCCAGTGTCGCGATCGCCGAAGTCAGCCGGCTGACAAACTGCGTAAAATTGCCGTCGTCGAGCACGTCGACGTGCAGCGTGTTCATCATCATCTGGGCGATGCCCGCAGCGACGAACGACGACTGGCGGTGCGCCTTGTTCAGCGTCGGCGACGGCAGCAGCCCGGTGGTAAACCCGGTCGGCGGGATCGGGCTCGCGACCCACTGCGCTTGCGGCATGACATTGGCGCCGGGCGCAATCGCTACCGGCAAAAAGTCATTCGTCGGCATTCAGGATGATCCCCTTACGAGGCCGGCGTTATGTGCTCGGCCCACGCTCCATAATCGAGCCCGGCAACGGCGTTGGGCGGAAATTGGACGCCGGTCGGCGGTGCCGGGACGTCGACCGGCGGCACCGGATCGCCCGGCACACCGCCGGGGTAGAAAAACGGCGCCTGGTCGACGCCCGCGCCCGCCGTGTCTAAGCTCAGCCAGTAGGATCGCTCGGCCTGGGCATCGAGGCAGAACAGCGGCAGCCCGATCCCCGAGGTCCCGTCAGGCGGATGCC